TGCGAATGCCAACGCATTCGGGTCTTGTTCTGTAAAGTTCTGCGCTACATTACTTGCGTTGTTAAATATCATCTTCTGTGCTGGCAACGTACAGAAGATAGTGCGAGTGCCTGATGTCCAGTTAACAGCGGCATCAGAATTGCTAGACTGCAATATTGTAGTACGGGCCAAGGTTGTACCAGATGCAGTATAGGTGCCAATACCTATCTCAAAGTCGGTTCCGTCTGTGCAACAATAGTATGTAGTATTTGAATTACCTATCTGACTGAAAGCCTCAAAACCAGTTAGCGCACCAGCAAGCGTATATGTGCCTGTGCCAGTGGTAGTCGTAGTCTCTTTAATTCGGTCTTTCAGAACAAGAGCCATTACTTCAACTCTATTGTAAGATTCCCAGCGTTGATACGGAAGATATCTCCCGTAGCAATAGTCTTGCTTGCGTCCAATGCACCAACAAATAAAATGTTACCGCTTGAGGCCGCATCTACAAGAAATGCGTGAGTCACAGTATTACTGGTTCCAGTTGATGCTGGAAACTCAATGTTTGCTGCATTTACAACTGTCTGTTGATTTGTACTAGCAGAAGCTAATGTCCAGTTTGCCGCTGTAACCTGCTGCCTTGCATAAGACCCAAAGGTCGCCTCAGTTAAAGAACCAGCCTCTGCGTCAGAGACCGCTGTTGCCAAGCCAACATATATACTGTCGCCTGGTGTTGCGAATGAACCAGCATTATTCTTGAAAATAAAACTAAGTATTTTATTCTCAAGGTAAGTGGTTGCTGCGTTACTTGTTGCCATTTGTTACTCCTAAGTCCTTGGCCTATTAGGTAAGCCCCTACGATTCGCATCTGAGTTTTCTCTGGCTTCTGCCAAATCCTTCAAACGCTGAATCTCCTGCGCGAACCTTTGTTCGTACAGTTGCATCATATCCTGCTCACCTTTCATGTAAGTATACGCTTCCACAAGTGAGCCGTAAAGAAGAGCGTTAGGGGCGTTGTCGCTCAACCACGATGTTGCAGAATCTGCGCCAGCGGTAATACTGGCAGGTCTATAGTAATAGTGAAGCTCTACTGTGTAATTGCTGTCTGGAGTAGGACTGACAACAAAATTATCCACATCATAAATGCTGTAGTATTTTGGTCTGGCATTCGCGCCTGTGTCTATAGAATACTGCTGGACAAAATTAACATCTTTAAAGTCTAGAAATACTTTGTTTGACGCCGTTGTTATTTGCAAAGAAAACGGTGCAAGATAGTCTGATGGCACAGACAAAAAAGGGTCAGCATTTGTTAAAGCAGACGTGGCGTTTTTACGGAACAACTCAAGGTCAACAAGTGTAAAGATACGATCTTCTGCGCCACGAATGAACACAGGTAGATTTGTAACAAAAGATGTTTCAGTGTTTTCTGCAAAATCTTGGATAGCTTGTTTGAGTTGTGCGTATGTAAATGACATGTTACCTGCTCACTATACTATTGTTATGTTTCCAACCATGCTGCCGTGAACAGTGCACTGATACACCAACGAAGTATCACTAGGCTCATGTGGCACAATGAATTGAGTCAACCCGGTGGTGCTGTTGTAATTATCCGTAACTCCTGTCGTAAAAGCAGACCCTCCAGCAGATGTTCGTATCTGCAAAGGATGACTACCGACGTAAGAAGTATTGTCAATTAAGTAAGTATGACCTTTGTAAAAGGTAAAGTTAGGATTGTTACCAGCAGTAGCACCTGGACCAGAAAAGGTATAGGCAGATCCTGTAGCTGCTGTTGTTGTGTACTTAGTTGTAGGACCGCTAACCTCATCATTTAGTCTTATCCAATTACCACCGTGGGCAAAATACATACCACCATTTGCATGAACGTGAGCAATTGCACCATGATAAGTTGATGCGCTGGGCAAATCAGTCAGGGCAGCATAGTAAAAAACAATTTTGTTTGCGCCAGTGCTAACATCAATAAGACCATTTGTGTCGATGAGATCAGTTAAAGTCGTACCGTTACCCAACGCATTGTAGATTTCGTTGAAGTTGTCGTTTATCTTATCCGCTCCGACACGAAGGGTATCACCTGTGCCATCATTTGCGCTTGATCCGATTCCTACTGTTTGTTTAGCCATTTAGCCCTCGTCAAAAGTCTTAGTTGCCGAATCGAGTGTAACATTTGTTGCATCAAAGGTCGATGCTGTTGATGGTGTTGCTGTCCCCGGCCCAGAGGTCGCATTGTCACCGCCGCCTCGTGCGTTACCGATTGTTGCTGTTTCACCTCCGGTGATGGTGATTGTGTACGAATTAGCATCGACAACCGTGATTGTATACCCTGTAGCTTTTTCAAGACTAGCTTCTGAAAATCCATCAAACGCCTCCACTTTACGAAAAACAACAGCATCTGATGTGCTGCGACCATGAGAAGGTTCAAACACCGTAATTACCGCAGAACCCGAAGAACCTGATTGAAATGGATTCTTTATTAAAAGTCTTTGACCAGCCACCTCTGTACTTGTGTCTGGTCTAGGTTCAAAAAGTGCCTGTGGGTCTGAACCAGGGGATATGGGTTCTAACTGTGGGTGCTTTGGCTCATACTCATCTGGACCTACTTTAAGACCATTCCATTCCGTTACCATGTCAGCAAGACGATAACGAAAACCAGAACGGTCTGATATACCGTAAGCATATTTTCCAGATGCGTATCTAGCCATTAGTTTACCCGAAGATAAGAAATACTAGGCTGTAACTTTAACGGTACTCTATCTTCATCCTCATCCGCTGCGCGTTGGAACTCTTCTTCATACACAGACTTCAAAAGTTGTACTCGATCTGGTGCTCTTTTGATTGACAAGTAGTACGACAGTCCTGCAACCATGCAAGGTAAAAATCGAAACGGTGCGTCAGTTGTGTTTGCTAACGTATCCACATCTTCAATTCGCTTTACATAATAATATACAAGCGTGTCGGTTGAGTTTTCTGGAGTGGCCCACAAAGTAATCTGCGGGGCACTCTGTCTATTATAATAAAACTGACTAGGTTTACCCTGAGTTGTTTTGTTGGGTATGCCTAAATACTCACCACGAGACATCCGTGTAAGTTCTTGGTCTACTCCGCTACGACGTAAAGACACTTCAAGAATGTCTGTGTGGTTAGCATCAAGAGTGTAAGTAGCCGTGCCCTGTGTTAAAGCTTGCGTTGCCTGCTTCACTGTCCACAAGTTAAGACCACGATTAGCCCAGTCAGCAAACATCAGGTTCATAGAACGACGTGCTGTTTTGGCATCATATCCGGTGCGAACCTCAAGTCCACACCGCTCATATGCTTCTTCGATTATCTCAGCTACGTCGAGGTCGAAGTCTGTTGAACCTGAAGTTGCCATTTACTTCTTCTTTCTCATGGCCTTTCCTTTTTTAGCCATGACAGGTTTTTTCATCATCATGCTGCCGCCGCCACGCATCATCTTCTTTTTAGCTGCACCACCACGCATCATTCTCATTTTTTTTGGCTTACGCTTTGTGGTGTCGTTACGACCTTTTATCATTTTCTGTCTTATTCTTATGGGCATCTTGTAGTCTCCTTGCCGAACGCTCGGCTATCAGGTTGTCAAAGTCATCATCATCATAGTTGTCATAATAACCTTTTTTCAGCAGCTTTGCACTTGCATCATCAAGTTTTGACAACCGTTGTATAAACACCATAGTTATGTCGTGTTGAAACGACAATAACCAGATGTTCATCCCTTTTTGCGCAAACCATTTGTTTAGTGCCATGCATGAGATTTCAAGGTCTTCATACTCACAAAACGGTTCTTGCTGTGCCACAATGACAACCTCATGGTCGTCATTAAAATTATCAACCTCTTCGTTTACAACGTCCCAGAAGTCATCTTCTGTTTCGATTACCTTTACTTGGTTCTCAAACCAAGCTTTCTTTGCGTATGGACAGGGCCAGATGTTGTTTAAATCTGGGTCAGGAACACTAAGTTCCTCAACAATCCACTGTTCAAGCTCCTCTTTTACGTCCATTTCTTTTCGGCATTTCCATTGCACCAGCTTCTAACTTGCGCGGTGCACACATAAACTTACCTTTTTTTGCTTTTACGGTGCCGCCTTTTTTCTTAAAACCCATTTTGTTTCGGACATCTGTAGGCAGTTTTGGAAGTCCTTTATTGTCAGGGGGTATATCTTTTAGTGCCATTACTTCTTCTTCCTTCTTAGTGACTTAACACGACGTGGCTTACCAGCAGGCTGACCTATTCGTTTCTTCTGTGCTATCCTACTACGTTTTTCTGTAGCCGTCATCTCTTTGGTTGTCTTGGGTGTTTTACTAGAAATCCTTTTGCTGGGGCGACAATATGGAGTACCCCGTTTTTCACCTTTGCGTCTGCCACAGGCTTTCCCCGTGCGAACGTCCTTCCAGTCTTCTTTGAACCACCGTTTGAGAGCAAGACCAGCTTTTGTTTTTCTAACAGCCATATTCTTCCCATCAGCCTCTAATACTTACAATTATGAATATTCCTAACCCAACTAACATAGCAATTATAATTGACACTAACGTCCACTCCATAACTGCTTCTATCAAACGCTCCCGTTTTCTTTTCTTTGCCTGTCGTTCTTTTCGTAACTCACCTTGTACCTTTAACACATCTCTCCAAGCATTAAACCCATAATTGGCAACCAAGAAGTTACGAAGCTCTGCTTCCATCTTTTCTGCCTTCTTTTTTGCAGCATAGGTGTGTAAAGCTTCTTCCTCTACACTGCCAAACCGTCTGCCCTTTGCCTTCTCATGCCCCTCTTTAATTTCACCTATGGCACCCATAAGTTTACCAATGTCTTTTGACATTGATGTCACTTCTTTGCCGAGGGCGAATCCTTTTTTAATCGCCTGGTATGAAGCTGTGGCGGTGGCGATTAATGTAACAGGATCCATCTATGACTGCGTTACCGCCCCCTTTGTTCTTTTACGTCTACCCTTCATTATAGCACCACATCCACGCGCCACTGCTGTCCCTTTGACGGCTTTTCCTCTGAAGGCGCGCTTGGGCTTCTGGTCGTGTATGCCACCATGCGCTTTCTTTGCTGAGTTGCCCCAATTGGAAGCACCGACTTTTCTGCACTTGGCGATGGCCCCGCTTGCATACGCCGACGGGAAAACCTTATATCTTGCCTTAACCTTGTGATAGCATGCATCTTTCTTACTCATTTCTTTTTCTTCCTACCTGCACAGTGTGCTCTTTCGCTAAACCCACGCGGACGCTTACAGTTTATCTTTGCTTTGCGTTTCTTACTCCACTTGCGTTTTTGCGGTGGTTTGGATATCTGGCTTGCGAGTGACCCACGCGAGATTGCCATCATTGACCCTTTCTTGTAAGTAATAATCCCAAAGTTCAGCCAGCATCTTATGGTTCTGATCCACCTTTACCGCTATGACAGCAGTCTCGGTCTTCAAATCAACCACAGTAAAAGCTATCCAGCCGATGAAGCCGAGCGTTGCGCCGCCAATAAAACTGTTCACGTTTAACACTTCCATCTCCGCCTCGCTTGCCTCAATCTGCTGTTTGGATCTTTGGCTGCTTTTGGGAACTTTTTCATCTGACCAGCACTTCTAGCGCAGAAAGACTTACGTCTCTTAGCGTCCTTGCTACCCTTTTTAACTTTACCTGTTACGGCTGTCTTTAACTTAGAACCAGGATTGGCGCGACGATACGCTGCCACGCCAGCCTTGGTCATGCCTGCCCCTGCTTTCGTTGGACGAAAGTTTTTCTTATTACGGGGCGGCATTTTACTTTTTTTACGAGCCATGAGACTACCCAAAGAAAGCAGTTATCGCGTCTACGTTTGTCAATGTAACATGGCATCCGTCATCAAATATTATTCCGTGGTCAGGAATAGTTATTTGAGTGTCGTCACCTGCTACAAATGTCATAGTTAAAAGTGTTGTGCCACCAGAGCCACCAGTTTTGAAAACTGCCGCAGGAGACCCACTACCAGCAGAACGAACCACAAACGCTTTTAAGCGGGTTCGACCACCAAGCAATGTGCCTGTAGCTGTAGCAGTTTTTGCTGTAATAGAAGCAGCCATATCAGCCTCCTATTAGGCTGTAGATGCGCTAGATGAAATGCCGAAGAATTTCAATGCGACCACAGAACCGCTACCACCTGCTGCACCAGAAATTGCAATCTCAATCTCATCTGCCGCACCAGTTGCGCTAACTGCTGGACCTGTTGTGCCACCAGACATACCCAAGACTCCATTACAAAAATAGAAACCTTTAAATCCTGTTGCATCTAAATCAATTCCAGAGGCTCCGTCAACAAAACCATCTGGGTCTGCGTCTGTGCCAATATCGTCCAATGTCACACTGTTCGCCGCCGCAGTTGTTACGGTAACAGCTACGCCCATTGGAATGAAATGAGCAGGCATTCCAATAGCAGCCTCTTTAAAAGATGTGCCAGATGCCGCGATTGTTATTGAAGTGCTATAGGTAGACAAGGTCATTTCATTAGTAAGAGCACCAGTTGTGGAGTTCTTAATGATTGTCTTGAATCCGTTTTCTGAACGGACGGGACCGTTAAATGTAGTATTAGCCAATTTTATCTCCTGTCTCGGCTAGTGTCAGCCACACCATGCGGCTGTCAGGGATACCTAAGTATACAATAAAAAAGGGCGAGTGAATACCCGCCCTTTAAAAAAGATGTTTCTAACTTTACGCTGCGCCGGGTGAACCGAAGATACAACGTGGGTCAGAGAATCCAAAGCTGTAACGCTCACGAGCCTTGAAGCGCATGTTACCAGTGTCGAAGTCTGGGTCCATTGCTGTTGACAGTGCAGTACGCTCAAAGTGCTTGAGGCCGTTTGGTGCATCTGTCTTGATGAAGAACGCATCAGTATCAACCAAGTAGTCGTTGACAACGTAGCCTTCAGGCAACATGCCCATTGACTTGAGTGCGTTTACATCGTTGTCTGCTGTACCAACACGAAGGTTGGAAACCATCAGACGTTCCGCAACGAACTGAAGCTGACGTGGAATGATTAGCTTCGTGCCGCGAAGAGCGATGATTAGGCCACGCTCATCAACGAAACCAGCAATGCTAATCAGAGCGTCTTCCAAAGAAGTTTCATTCAAATCAGCAGCAGTTGATGGTTCGTTGGCGAATGTGCCACCTGATGTCAGCGGGTGTGACGCATCACAAAGAGCAACACCGTCACCGCCAGCAAATGCGCCAGCAGAGAATGCGTTGTTCAGAATTGATGCAGCTTTAACCTGCTTGGTGTGTGCCATAGAACGTGCAAGTGCACGAGTATAGCGTGAAGCTAGACGATCGTACAGATTGTCTTCCACAGCTTCTTCAGTGATTGAGAAGGCCATAGCCACTGTCTCGTGGTTGTAACGAGCAGTGTATGCTTCGTTCGCATCATCGAATGATACGCCCGAACCTTCACTTTTTACAGGAGCCGCGCCGAATCCTGACAGCATTACTTCTTCTTCAAATGCCCGATCTGATGTTTCGGTATCAAAGATTTCAGAATGCTGACCTTCGTAGCGACCGTATTCCATGCCGAACAGAGCGTTAAGACCAGGCTCTAGTTCTTTGGCGAGTTGTGCTCTAGAAATAGCCATTACCTACACTCCCTTACGAAATTGCCGCTTCAGAATCAGCCTGAAGCAGTGCGTGATTGTTAAGCATCACAATCATAGGAATGCCAGCAGCAGCGAAGTCTTCATTCTCAACGTCATCTTGAATGCCTACAATCTTCAAAGGAAGAGAAGCATTTGATGAGTCAAGAGTTGCGACATCCATCTTTGCACTGGAAATGCCTGTGGTTGTGTTACCACTTGCACCACTATCTAACTGCGTATTTTCAAAAATAGCAGCTATGGCAGTGGCTCTGTCGGTAAATGTAGCATCCGTCGCAATAATGTAACGCTGCATCGGGTTATCGTACACAAATCCGACAATGTCGAAGTTTGTGTCCGCACCTGACCCAGGCCATGTATTTGAGAATACTTTTTTACCTGTAGTTGAGGATACATACTCACAGCCAGCAAAAACGCCAAGAGGAGCTTGAGTGTCAGCAGTAGCAGAACTAATGACGATTTCACCGCCATTGTCGCACTTAACTATTGAACCCTGAAAGATCGCGCTTGCGCCGCTGTCAATAAAGTATGCATTAGTACCGGAAGTAGCAGGAGTGCTACCAGCGGTATTAATCGGCTTTAGGCCGAAGGCAACATTAACATTTGCCATTGCTTACTCCTTGTCAAGTTAAGAAGGCTAGGGTTTATCCTTGCCTCCAAATGATACACGACTTTGCCTATCGTTATGAATAGGCATTGAGGGATGTTGTTCCCTCATAAGGTTTTGATCCACGGCATCCATTTGTGTGCGGGTCTGCTCCCGAAAATATTCAGTTCGTTCTTCTACCGTTTCTTCTGGGATTCGGGCCAACATTAAGCCACCAACCCCAATAACACCTGCATGTTGACCATCCTCAATTGTTGGATATCGACCCTTTAATTCAGGATATTCGTCAGCACGAACAGGTTCCCATCCTTCCCGCAATCTAGAGGATACATTCATCGTGTCGTCTTCCCCCCGAAGAGAAGTGCGAATCCAACGATGTGAGTACCCTGCTGGTGGCTCTGGAGCCTCTAGCTTGGAAGGTGGTGTCCACGGCTTACGCCTTGTGGACTTTGCACGAGTTTGTGAGTCCCGTGAAACTCTTTTTGAATCAGCCATCTGTCTTACTCCTTAACATACTTAGCGTATTCTTCGAGCGGAACATTCAACCGCTTTGCTATCGCTATCTGCGATGGAGTCAGCTTGACTGTTCTGCGCCCCTTAGTTGACTTCGACCGTGAGGCCGTGGACTCAGCAGAAGCGACTCTGGGTCCTGTATCGCTTTTAGTAGGAGCCGCAAACTTATGCGGAAACTCTTTTTTTATGCGATTGTCAAGTTCATTATAGTACTCATCGGACTGCGGGTCAAATCCTTCGTCCTCAATTAATTGCCTATGTAAGCCAAAAGCAGCATATGTCATAGTCTGATCTGAACCAAACCACTCATTTTTTTCTGCCCACGCTTCCGCCTTTGGGTCGGGTTGTGGAGGCTGTGGTGGTGGTGCAGCAGGTTGTTGAGGCTGCTGCGCTGGTTCTTCAGCTTTGCGTTCTTGACGCTGTTTAGCTTGTTCAAGCTGCGCTTGGTCTAACGCCAAACGGCTTAGATTTTTTTGCGCCTCGAACATTGCTTCAGCATCGCCATCATCATAGGCTTTTTGATACGCTTGCTTGGCAGACTCAATCTGAGAGTCGACTCGTGTACCAAACTCTGACGTGTAAGATTGGTCTAATGCATTAAGACGCTGTTTAAGCTCTTCGTTCTGTTTCTTCACAGCTTCAGCAAATTCAACTGCCGCTACGCGCTGTGCTTCTTCATCACGATATTTTTTTGTTAGCTTACTAATTCGTTGTTGAACATTCTTAGAATACTCTTGAAGCTCATCTTCATTAGCAGCTTGTGGCTGCTCTTGCTCTTCAGGTTGTTCTTCAGGTTGTTCTTCAACAGCTTGTGGCTGCTCTTGCTCTTCAACTTCTTCTAATACAATTTCTTTTTCTTCAGCTTCTTGCTGTAATGCGTCGGTGGACATTATGCCGCTCCATACGTTTTGATATCGTCAGGATCAACGATGGTTGCAATGACTTCATCGTCATTGATGATTCTCACTTCGCCACCCTCAATTTGAAATCGAGAACCAGCGTAGCGTCCAATACACACCCAATCACCTTCTTTACACCAAGCTTCACCACCAAACTTATCAGGGTCTTGATACGCCAAGGGGCCTACCTTAACAACATAAGCTACAACGGTAGCACGAGCCTCGCGCTCTCTTGATTGATCGGGAACGTAAACTCCACTTTCAGTTTTTTCACGACCCATATATGGCATGACAAGTATGCGCCATCCAGTAGGCTGTGGGATTCGTTCTGTCAGGGATTTTTCTTTTGCAGCCTTTTCGGCCTTTGCTTTCGCTTCGCGTTGCGCGAGAACGTATTCAGGTACTATCAACGTCATTGATATATTTTGCCTTTGTCAGCAGGGCCTTCAGTTCATCAAGAGCAAAGGTGACACCCTGTATTTCACCGACTCTTGCGCGATAGTCTTCAATATCAGTAATACTACCACTGGTTATAGAGACACTAATATCTTCTATACGATTATTCAAGACTTTTTGATACTTTGAAATAAAATCTACGATATCCATGTTTATTCGTGTTCTCCACCATGACCCCTGCCCAGGCCACCAAAATACTGAGGTCTGCGTTTTGCTGTTTCAAAAGTACCCAGTGTTATAAAGATTCCTGCTATCAACAAAGCATGAATACTAGCTGATATCCCAAACGCAGCTATGCTTCCTATGTACATAGAAAAGATAATACACCACATCCATGCAAGAACTTGCATCACCATGTGGCGTGTATTTATGTCAGGAATGTGGCGTAATGGATTCTTTTCAGAATCCATTATTAGTGCCCAAGTTTGTTTTATCATTTATGCAGCCAAATCTTCTATCGGTCCGCCTGAAGCATAAGAGTCACATACATTATCAGCAGCACACATAAATTTATACATCTGACAGTATCCGATCATACCACTATCATCACCAATACATTCCAACATTTCAGGTGTGATGTTGTATGCAGTACAACTTCCACAAGCTTCCTCTGGATTTGTTGACGGGCCATAGTTGAAGTCGTCAATCGCAACTTGCTTATTCTCTGCGTTGATTACTGGATCCTGCGTAGCAACTGGACAAGCATCCTGCATCATGTCAACGGGTATGCCGTCTTGTATTTCCTTTGGCAAATCAAGATTTTCTGGGGATATTTTTATTTCTATTTTCATCTTATTCCCTTTCTCATATCCAACTGATTAAGTAAAACATTTGCTCTTGCGGCGGGTCCTATTTCCATTCTAGCAAAAGGTGGCGCACCCGAAGTGATGGTTGTTGTATTAGGTGTAAATACTTCAGGTTCAATAAATAATTCAGGATAGGCGTTTGTAATAGACCCAGGCATTGTTGAAAAGTCTTGAAAAGCAGTAGGCACAGCTTCCTGTTGTGTTCTAGCCGATTCATCTTCAAATCGACCACCTGACACTGTTTGATTTAACTCAGGACGACGAACTGTGTCAACTACTTGGTCTACCTCTGCGTCTGGTATTAAACTACGAATACCGCTCATCAAATTTCTACCAAGATCACGTCCTGTCTCAAGAACACCAGCACCAAAGTCACGTCCTCTTTGCATAAGATCGGAACCAGCCTCACCTATCTTATCTATTGCTCTTATACTGGTTTCAGGTGTTGGTTGTAAGATACCACCGAATCCGCTCAAGAACCGATCGACAAAGCCACCCTGTGGTTGTTCAAACCCTTGAGGTAACATTTCAGGTGCAGCAAAACGTGTGCGATTTCTCGCCTCCAACGTACCAAGACCGGGCATCATAGTACCCAAAGCAAGACCAGCAATGCCTTCCTCAAAACCTTGCGGTCTTACACCTCTTACACGATCACCGTATAAAGACGCTTCCCCCTCTGCGCTACCTAAAATTGATCCAAAGCGTTCCTTTGTTGCAGGGGTCACATAATTTATAAATTTATTCTCAAGTATTTCTTTTCTTTGTTCTGGAGTCAGACTTCTACTGTAATCCAAATCTTTTGCATCAAAAAGATTAGCAAAAATTCCTCTAGTGAGAACATTGCTATCCCCGAATGGATTATTTAGACTCGCGCCTGTGTCTAATAAAAACGATTTGTATGCGTCAGACCTTTCATCGCCGTACCCAAACTGAGATAATAATTGTTCTTTTTGAACGTCACGCTTATTAAAACCAGATATCTTGCCACCTTTTATTAGGTTACCAGATATTGTGGTGCCGCCCCTTGGGTCCGAAAATCCGATTGTTGTTCGACCTGTTGCAAGCTGTCTTGCAAAATTAGAATCTCTTGCAGCCTTCAGTGCTGCTGCTTGTTGCGCGATTGCTTGATTGTTGTCGTCATCACTGCTAAAATCTCTTGTCCTGCCTTGTTGACCAGTTGGACTGCGGTCATAGTTTGTGCCGCCCCCACGAGCGTCGGCTCCTCCGCCTTCAAAATCAGCAAAATCGTCACCAAATGTAGACATTATCTTAGCTTCGTTGCTCTGGGATTACCCATGTAGGCTCGGCCCATGCCACGGACAAAAGCACCGTCAGCGGCTTTAATAACCTTTTTATCGTCGCCACGACGTTTTAGTTTAGCTACTCGCCTTGGGGCTGTCCGCATATACTCTTCTAGTTTTTCTTCTTCTTCTAACGCTTTTTCATATGCCTCACGATCAAAAGGCATCATTTCGTTCAAGTCGCCACGTTTAGGACGAGGAGTTGGTCCAGTCACTGACCTACCTTTTTTAGCTTTCAACTTCATGTTTGTGTCCTCATTTGCAATGCGGTCGGCTTCTTTTGCTGCGTCTGTAAAATCTTCTACGCGTTTATTAGCGCGTTCACGCATCCTATCTAAAAGGTCTTTGCCAGAATCTTTCTTTTTTCTACCAGCCATAACCAACTTCTTTGCTTCGTTATATGGAATGCCAAGGTCATCAGCAAACTGTTTAATTCTAACCATGTTCCTATCCTACACTATTTTTTTCTAGTCAACCAGCTTTACAATATACTCTTTGCCGTCGATGCCAACAGCCACTTCAACCTGTCGTTTCTCACAAGAATAACGTGTGTCTTTCCTGTCTTTCCAACCGTTGCGTTCTATCTGACGTTTGACTTTCAAACACTCAGACATGCTCATAGGTCCGGTGTGCTCTATAATACCACCGCTTAGATACAGCAACAATGTCATTGTTTTAATGACCACCGTTTCGCAACTTCTCTATGTTCTGTTCAAGATTACTTATACGCTTCTCATAAAAATCTAATGTCAGCTTCTGCTGTTGGTCAAAGGGTGCTTTGCCTGATTCGATATTAACCTGAAGTTTTTCTAACTCTCCAGCTAGGTGCTCTATTAGCATGTACTGTTCTAAGTCAGCCGGGAGGCTCCCCATCTCGCCTCTCGGCCACTTTATTCTGAATTCTGTGTTGTGTTCAACGTCCGACCTCATCATCGTGATGCCTGTCTCGATTTGGTTTAACCTTTCAATAATACCAAAGTACGCCCAAGTTGCCAAAGATGCAGCAGCAACCATGCTTATGATATTTCGTAAAGGTAGTGCTACCTCTGTGTTCTCATTCAGCTTTGCTGGCATTTAGCTCTTCTCGTGGTTGAGCCAGACTGCAAAGGCACCAGCCAAAACACCTGTTACAACACTAACTAGAGCCGCCTGTTGAGCAGTAGGGTCTGGCAATTCCATGAACCATTCCACTACCCGCCAAGCCGATATTGACATCCCAATCATCATCAAGCGGGGGAGTATTTTCCACTTGAGAAATCTTTCCATTGTTATCTCTGTCACGATTCTTTCTCGCCTGTTCTTCTGTCGTCCGTTGTGAATGATCAAATACCATTACTTCTTCCTGAACTTGTCTAGTCCTTTTATTCCCAGTGCGGCACTGCACACAAGAAAAACCAAATATTGATACCAGTCCGGTAATTCATTCAAACGATCAAAGCCATTCTTTACCACTTCTTCCATGCCCGGAATGAAAACTAAAATTACGGGAATCAGTATAATCACCGTGACGATTTCATCTTTGATTGAAGATTTTGTAGACTCAGCCATAATCAATTCCCACTTGGAATCGTGGGTGGCTGCTGTCTTCATTATCTCCGCTTTCGCTTCCGCCTCAGTTTGCGCAAGAGTTGCTTTCGCTTTTTGCTTGGAAACTTGCCCCTCAACAAACGATCCAGCCAGTGAAGCAATGGGTCCAATAAGAGCCTGAAACATATCATTGATTCCTCTTTAAATTAGCCTGTGTGTCTATCCTGTACACGTTAACCAAGTTACGGTCTTCCGCAATCTGTTCCTGTAAGTTCTGACGCTGCTGCGCCAACTCATATGCCTGCATCAACCGAGCCTGATCAATCTGGAAGTCCATCGCATCGTTCATCGCCTTGCGCTGAATTTCTTGCGTATCGTTCTGCAACTCCTGCTGACGAATAGCAACAAGCGGGTCAGGTTGCTGTGGAGGTGTTAGCAACGGTGCTAACTCTTCAGTTGTGTCGGCAACCTGCTGTGCAACAGCCGCTTCAAGTGCGTCCGGGTTCAAGTCAGGAATAGGCTCACCTTGTGCTTGAGCCTGTGCGCCTAGTTTTTGGAACATGTCTTGTACTAAATCACGAGAATGCATAGCAATGTGCTCTTGTACATGAGACTGCAACATCATGAACGCTTGTGGATTAGTTGCAGTAGCTGGCTGCTGCAACATGGCAGCATGAACACGAATGTGTGCAACATGGTCCTGTTGTTGAAACGCCATTCCGGGCATGCCTTTTAAAATGTTCGCATTTTCTGTTGCAGGGTCAACTGGCATTGGTGGTTGCGGTGGCGGCAAGATGCTATCAATATTTTTGATGTCCAATGCATCATACATACGGCGGTATGCCTCATACATATTGTGCATCTGCGGCGCAGCCTGCGCCAACTGAAGCTGTGTCTGTGCCAGCGACAGCCGTTGCGCCATAGAAAAGATCGACGGGTCGGATACTGGGAGAACGTCTACCCGCCCGTCGAAGTCCTGCGCCATTATTTCGGGCGGGACATTCGGGCCAATCATGTACGGATAAGGTACAGGATTAAGTGCAAATATTTCTGACAGTAGTCTAAATTCGTTTTTCTGTGCATAATGCAGCCGCTTGTGAATACTGCTGATTACTTTTGAACCTTGCTCAATGAGAGCCACTGTTGTACCGACTGGAGCTTGCGAATTAACGTCAGCGACCTTTGAGTCTGCCACTTGTGCAAATCTTCTACCAGAGTCAACAACAACTCCCAGAAGTTGGGCAAGCGTTCCAGATGGTTCTTTGTATGGAAGAGGAATAATGGCGTTACGAATATCGCCACCAGGAGCGTCAAGATCGCGGAACTCACCAGGATTAACAGGCTCATCATCATTGCGAATGCGAACACCACGAGCCTTGAAACCGCCCGGTAAATTTGACAAAGTTCCAGCATCAATAAGCTGACGTAGTATTGAAGTTGCTGCACGAGACAGCCCTCCTATCATATGAAGTAGGCCAAAGCCATAAAAACCAAAACCAGGAAGAAACTTATAATGAACAAAGTACTGACGCTTACGCCGAAGAGGATCGGTTTCCCGCCAGTTGCGAACAACTGACAAAATCTGCCCAGAGCCTTCGTCCATTGTGACAATGTAAGGCAGCTTGATACCTGTCGCCTCACCCATCGCATCCATATCCTCAAATCCCTCAAGGTCCAAATCGACATGGATTTCATGGACTGTAAACATTTCATCAGAGTAACCCGGACGGAGACCTTGGATATCATCAGATTTACCCCGTATTGTTGAATCAGCCTCTTCATCTTCAGTAGCTGAGAGTGATACGTCACGATATATACCTCCTACTTGTAGCTTTCGGATATCGTTCTCGCTCATGCGAACTACATGTGTGTACCGCTCGGCAGTCTGTAAATCTGTCGCGCTGTACGGCACAATCAAATCTTCCGCAGGCACAAACTTCGACATAGCTCTCTGCTTCATCGGGTCGAAGTATACCTTCTTGAACGTCGAACCTGTAATGGGCAAATAGAAAAGCATCTGATCTGTGTCCAGATCATACTCTTCCATCACCTCTGTAATCTGATAATTCATGAAGTCCTTGACCCGCTGGGCTTGATCTTCGACTTCTTTAGACTGCATACCTACTATCTGTGTCTTTACAGGACCACCCGGCGGTAGCATTTCTTTGTATGCCTGTGCCTGAAACTGTGTCACAGCTTCTGACAACAGCGGATGTGTCACACCAGACGCACCCATGAACGGTTCATTCCGCTCTTCATAGTTGATACCCAGCAGTGTCAGGCCCTTGGCAATAGCTTCTTCCCAATCTTCCCGTGAAGACTTGTCTTCATCAATCTTGCCACTAAGGTCCGAGGACAAAGATCCAAGGATGGAGTCATCCAACACTTCAGCCAAGTTCGCATTGTGGTCGTAGACTTCAGCCTCGACCTCAACAGTTTCCTCATCTCCAGCAATCATGACACCTTCAGGAAGGTCATCCATTAGTGGAAGTTGGACCTCGGTCATTTGTTCTTCTGCGGACATGCCGGGGCCACCTGCACCCATTGCAGCTTCTACTAATCTAGGGGGTAATGCCATTTACATAACTTCCTTTGCCATCGCACCGATGCCTGAGTGTATCATCTTTCGTGGTCTCAAGTCCACTTCTCCGCCTTTTGCGCGGCGGATTGGACGGGTTGTTGCCGACATGTTGCTGCCGTCATCAAAATTTATGATTCTAAGACCATCGCCTTGTGATTCTATTAAAAAAGGATCCGTTCTACCAGAAGGAACATTAGGCATAACCCTAAATATTTTTTCTGGTTCTGCGCTGACTAAGTTTCTGTCTTGATCTCTTTTATTAACATTACGGCGAACAGTGCCTCCTACAGCACCACCTTCAAATTCTCTAAGTGCTTTATCTATCGCTGTTCCATAAGTGTTTACATACCCATCTTTAGGTCTTCCGGGTCCATGTATTCGATGCATGTCTTCACCTGACAAGAAGATAACACCATCAATGCCTTCTTCTTCTCGTGCGTTTTTAAGAATTGAACGGGTAGCATACTTAAAAAAGTCAGACTGTGTTTTAAATGGTGGCGTTAGTATAAAGCCTGTTTTTCTACCTTCGCCGCTCATGGTTTTTACTTTATTAAAGGCGTCTACCTTGTCTAAATCCAAACCAACGGCTTCCATACTTGAACGAGCAGCCTCAAGTTTTTCTTGTTTTTCCGCCGAAGTTAGTCTTTCACCCGATAAGTTTAACTGAGAAAGACGCGCTTCAGTGTCCATATACTGTAAAACATCTCTACCTTTATTATAGTATTCAGTGTCTGTATGTTCGTTACCAATGTTTTTTAACGTTTGTCTTATAAAGTCTTCAAATTGTTGTTTAGCAAAGTCAGGTCGTATTTGATCAGCCGCAAGCGAATTTTCATAATCTGTTATAAGTTCTTCTATATCCACATATAAAGGATTTTTAGCCTCGTCCATCACATTGCCATAGCGTTCACGCAGCATCTGCTTTTGTTCTTTTACCCCTTTTACAAACGCTTTAACTTCTTCATCAGAAACAGACGACATGATGTCATCTAAAACTGCGGTCATTTTATTGACATCATTGGACGCAAAAGCCTGAACCTGTTCAGGAGAAGGGTTGTTTAAAAAGTCATAAACTTTTGAGTTTGTGTCAGACACTTTTTGTATACCAGCAGCCTGGACTATCATATTGGACCTTGGTGTCTTTTCCCGTCCAATAGACTTAGTTATGAAATAATCTTTGAAATCTTGTGGAGTGGTCATTTCACCAGTTGCGTAGTTGTTCCTATAATGACGCGCTGTGTTTTCTAATTGCTTGCGCAGTTCTTTTCCAAACAAAGACACAGACTCAACGGTAGTCGGAAGGTTTCTTGACCTTAAAATGTTTTCTATTACATCCTCAACATATGAACTGTTTACGGTTAGAAAGTCATCTACAACTTCTAGTGCTACGCCAGAGCCAGTTTCATCGCGTAGTCGAGTGTAAAAAACATCTGTTTCTTCAACAGGAAGTAGTGTGTCAAGCTCCTGCTTTGCCCCAAAAATAGTCGCTTCACTGGTCAGTTTTCGATAAGCACTAGAAATGTTTTCATTTAAAATAATGTGCGGGTGAACAGACTCACGAATAAAAGCGGTACTATTTGGGGTGCCGAAATCTAAAAGTTCTGTTAGCTTTCGTTCTAAATCAGCAGCCTCTGCGTCTAGTAGGTCACTTTTTACCACGTCTTTTGGATAATGTTCATCAATTGCTTTTTGAAAAGCTTTAGCTTCATCATTCCAAGGTATTCTAACTCTGCCTACCTCACCTGCCGTTCTTCCAGTCTGATGTGGGTCCGCTTCAAAAAAAGCATTTAGTCGTTCGTCTAAGGTTTTAATTCTTGGATTTTTCCCTGGTTTTGGCCTTTTTACACTTCGTATATTGCCTTCCTGGTCAACTCGTTCGACGAATCTGTCAAATTCAGCCCGACCTTCCGGTGTGTCTTGAAAAGTAACCGTTTCAATAACGTCCCCGCTGCCATCACCGCGAATAGCATCCACTTCAAAAGTCCCCGGTTCGTTAGGAAAGCCATTTACACCAGAACCAGCTTCAAAATCTCTAATACCATTTGATTGTATTTCGTTTACAACTAAATATCTTTTGCCATCTTCTCCCACTACAACAGAAGTTCTTGCCCAACCAAACCATCCGGGCACCTTATCTAAACGATAGCCGTGATCGATGCTATCCTTGATGGCAGAAGATACATTTTCGATAACGGTTCCATCACCAATATTAATTGTGTCGGGCTTGTTTGTTGAAAACGTAATAACCGCTGCATCTTGAGCGGACTCACTTACATCATTGGTTATTTGTTGTGTAGATAGTTGGTCTACCGCACCGTCGTTGGTAACATTACCAATGTGAGGAATATCGTTGTTACCGTAAGGGGTAACACCATCGGCGTGGTCCTCTTTTATTTTTGAAACAAAAAACATTCTGCTGCGGACCTGTGGCAGTAAGTCTTCAGCCATTACAATCGCGGCTGTTGATGAAATCTTTTCATCACCTTCATCAGCTAACCGGAGTAGTTCATCCTGAAATGGGCTATCCTTGTACTCAGATTTCATGGCACCTTGAGAAAGTCTTTTGTCCAACTCCGACGGCCTAATGCCCTTTTTACCTATCTTCTTAGTTTCCTCTTGCGCATGAAGATTTGTCAGGACTGGTGAAAAGTTATCAACCTTTTCTTTAAACTCACCTGTGTCATCCACAGTATAAACCAGATTCTGAGACTTGCGGTCGGGCTTTCTTTGGTATCCCGGAATAGACATTAACGAATCATAGGTGAATTCTGGCACAGCAGAATCAAGGTCACCCAATGCTTCGTCAGCAGATGGCATAGTTCCAATACCAACTTCTGGAAAAGCTTCAACCTGCTGGGTTGATGCTGCTGCCTGTTGGGCTGAGTCTTCTACATTCTCAAGAGCACGAGCCTGTGATGCTGCATCAAACAGTTGATTAGCCTCGTCACCTTCTGGTGCAGTGCCTGGAGTGGATGTAAACTCACCTTCAAGAACTTCAGGTCCAATATCACCTGTTGACTGAAGACGTGCAGACTGACCAAACTGCTCACGGGTAAACTCATCCATCTCTGCTTGCGTTGCCATGCGCTGAGTGAATTCGGTCCTGTTCACAAGACTAGCATCGCGCCCCCCGGCTGTTTCAAATTCGCTAATTCTGCCTCTTATAATCGTATCTGACGGAACTCTCCTTCCAGTTGGCGTGTGAAACATGTCCACCCCAAACGAAAAGATATCCATCTCATCGTCAGGATCTGCATCCGCAGGTGTGAAGTCTATAATTCTTCTTTCAGGTTCAGGGACCGCAGGTTCAGGGACCGTGGTCGTAGTCGTAGGTGTGTCGTCGGTCGCGCCTACAGGTGCAAGGTCCGTGGACCGAGTTGCGGGGGTGTCGGTCCTTGAACCTGCCTTCAATAACGAACTAATTCCTTTAAACGCAAGAAACGGATCGGCTACAAGCTCAGTAGTCAACATCCCCTGACGAAATGGATTCATACCTGCACGAGAAGCTGCGTCACCGCCTTCGGACTCTGCGTCCAAGTTTTCGCCGAATCCCATACCACGAGCGATGGCCTCTGCACCTGCGACCTTCTGAAATGCATCAAAAGCCTTGGCGAATTGTCCGCGTTCTTCTATATCTAGCGGTTCCCCGGTCACTAACTTGTTCAGTAAAGAAGGAGCGTCACGGACAAGTAAAGCAAGCAGGTCTGCTGGAAGTCCCAGTAACCCGGCAGGAAGACCAACGCCCATACCCTTCAAAGCCTCTATGCCTTCACGCCGTCGAGCAGCAAGACCTGCGGGAGTAAGTTCACTACCATAAAGTTGACGACCCAGCAAACTACGCTGGACGTTTTCTATCGCTTGTCTTCTTTCAGCTTGTCTTGGAGTCTCTGGTCTTGGTTCGGGCAGGGCAACCATTAGTAATACTCTCTTTTGCGTGGCGGTGCGTCGTCTTCAAACTCTTCGCCATCCAATCTAATAAAACCGCCCTGGCGAAAACGCATCAGGGCCATAGTCATACTATCACAAAAGTCATCATGGTCGCCATTAGGAAATGATGCAACCTCTTCGATGACTTCGTCAGCAAATTTTTCTCCAACAGGATACCACACTTTGCCAGATTCAAAAATAGGCGAAACAATATGCATACGCGCAGTCTTGTCCAGACCTCCCCCACCCTTCCGACGACCGGGGGCAAAGGTTGCAACCGGGAGGTTCAGTAACCGCATTTCATCAGCCAACGGTTGACCAGACGCTTTTGCCTCAATCAACATCAACTCTGGGTCCCAATACTCAAACTCTTCACGCGCTATGGTTTTAAGTTCTGGAAAGTTCCACCGACCTTTCTTGGCATCTAACAATATTAGATGCTCCTCAGAATTTTTGTACGGGCGAAACACACCCCACGTTGTAATAGCAGAATAGTCAGCGGTTTCTTTCTTTGAATACGCGGTATCATACGACTGTATTATGTAGTCTAAATCAGGAATATCGTCTTCTTCCCACTCCTGCCACCAGTCCCGCTTGACCATCGCGGTTTCTTCGGACGTAGGATTTTGTTGCCACTGCGCATTCCATTTGCCCACGGACAACGAAGCTTTGACCTTGAGAAGCTCGTCCTTTTGCCAAAATTCAGGCCATAATGGTTCCCCCGACGGCATAATCGCAGGAAATTCTACAACATCCCACTGGTCAGCCATAACATCTTTGGCTTGTGCGGTCAGTAACCTGCCCGTAATATCCTTCTTTGACCACCGGGTTTGAACAATAATTATGCTGCCACCCGGCTGGAGTCTCTGTCTAGGACCCGAAGTGTACCACTCATACGCATTATCATAAGCAGACGCGGATAGCGCATCTTGTTCCGAGTGCGGGTCATCGATGATAAGCAAGTCTGCGCCACGACCAGTCATCGCCGCTCCCACCCCTGCTGCGAAATATTCCCCGCCGACGCTAGTCTCCCACCGACCAGCAGCTTGGCTATCCTGTTTTAGGTCCGTGTTGGGAAAGACCTCCCGATATACCGGGTCGGCGATCAGGTCTCGGACCTTTCTTCCGAATCTTACAGCAAGTTCGGTATTCATGGTAGCCTGAATAATCTTTAACTTTGGATTTCGGCCCAAGAACCAGGAGGGCATGAGATAGGATGCAAATTCTGACTTTGAATGTCGGGGCGGCATATTGACAATCAGTCTTTTCAAATCGCCCTTGGCAATCCGCTCTAGCTTTTCAGCTATGATTCTATGATGGGTCCCCTCTATGAAATTGTCATAGACGTGGTGAACATAAGACATAAAGTCTTCTTGTGCTTTGTCACGCAGGTCAAGTCGCTTCGCCTGCTCTTCTAGCAGGTAAATTTCCTTCAATACATCATCAGGAAGTAGCTCTAGTCCAAGGTTCTCCATGCTCGAACGATAATATACGCGAATGAATTTATCAACCCTGCAACATGCATGCAGTATGGGCCGCAGGTCCGGTGTACCTGCGGGGGTGGGGGTATATTAGAGCATAAACCCAAATCCCAGTCAATCCCAAGTAACCCCAGATTATTTCATATAATGGAAAAGATTATCCCATGTATTTGTTGACCAGCTTATATGTTTCGTGATAATCTGGCAAAGAAGGGATCACACTTCCGTGAACCCAATCAACCTTGGAGGTTTCCATGAAGCATCTTCAGCAAATTGCAAAGGCTCTTGGCTGGCATCTTACCAAGCGTGGCAACGGCTACAGCATGGTGAATAAACACTATGTTTCTTGTGGTCAGGTGTTGTACACCTTGGAAGATGTGGCCCATGTTTTGGCAAAGCGCATTGAGCGTCTTATGGAAGAGCAGGCGGGACAATAGTCCCGCCTTTCAAGGTTAACAGTCAACGAAAGGATAATCTGATGACTGAATATATTACAATTAAGACCAGCAAAGACGGCACTACAATCTGGCTGCCTGCTGGCGTCAACGTCCAGACCGTAGCACCAAAGGCAGTTGAGCAGCGCAAGCTTGAGACCGTTGCCAAGCCTAGAGCGGTCGCCAAAGTTAAGGGCAAGCGCAAGCGGCTATTGAACGGCATGACTTGTCAGGATGCTATTCTGGATATTCTAATCGAGAAAGACGCCACGCCTAAAGGATTGGCTAGGCTGACTGGGTACGGTGTACAGACTTGTTTTGCCGCTATCCATCTGCTGCGTGAAAACGGTCATAAGATAGAAAAGGTCAAAGGTCGTAATGGTAAATATCGTTATTGGGGCCGTCGTCATGGCGTATAAAACCTTGAAAGACCAGTTGCGGTTTACCTATCAGTTTTATCTGTTGATGAACGCAGTAGGTCGGGATGAAGAGGCCAAGCATCACCTCGTGAAGCTTGACGCTATCATAAACGGAATCAATCCAGCATTAAAAGCAGTGAAGCTGGATAACTTAAAACAACAAGCAAAGTAGAGGAGCGGGGGCGAAAGCCCCCGATTTACTGATATGAAATATGAAGAAATTGAAAACCCAACATATGAACAGTTTGAGAAAGAGTGCAACCGTCAGGTAACCAACATGGCAGGACTGGGCATTCATGATTTAGCAGATGCAAGCTGGCGCGATTACTTTGATACGGGCATGACCCCACGCGCTGCGATTGAGTGTGCCAACGATGATTTTTGGGACGGTGAACTTAGCGACATTCTGCACGGGTAGTTGACCATGAACATTCAAGCCCATGCCGCTATCTCAGCACTCATGATCTACACGGTGTATCTGTGTATCACACAACTTTAAGGAAGGCAGGCCCAGCGTAGCTGGGCCTGCCTTCCTTGTTGTGCGCGTCGCGCATCCGAAGTTCGCAGGCCGCAGGCGTGGGCCGCAGGCCGCAGATTAAAGTTGACTTATTCTGTGGTTGGGATAAAATGGGAAAAGATAATAAGAAAGGAAAAGCTATGTTATCAAACACCAGTAAAATGCCAGGCTATTCTGTTAGCCTTTCAGCATGGAAGTGTAAAACAGGCGACAAGCTAGCAAAGATTAAAGGCTCAGTCTGCCATGACTGCTACGCTAGAAAAGGCCGCTACAATATGCCGAACGTGGTTGACAAAATGGAAGAGCGGTTAAAGTTTTTTAATGCTCTTGATTTTGTCCCGCAAATGGTCGCTATGTTGAACAAGACAAGGTCGCCTTATTTCCGTTGGTTCGATTCAGGCGACGTGCAGAACGTCCGCATGGCGTTAAACATTATCGACGTAATCAAAGCAACACCAGAAAAGAAACACTGGATCCCCACAAAAGAACGCAAAATTTGGCAGGAAGCATTGAAGCTTGAAGCGTTGCCAGATAATGCTGTTATCAGATACAGCGCAACAATGATTGACGACACGCCACCGCAAGATTGGGAACACTCAAGCGCAGTCGTAAAGAATGCCGCGCCAATTGGTCACGAATGCCCAGCACCAACGCAAGGCGGAAAGTGTGGCGAATGCCGCGCTTGCTGGTCGCGTGATGTTAAAACAGTTTCATATCACAAACACTAGGGCACATAGCGCAGCCGTCAGGTTGCGCTAGTTTTTTTATGCGCGAATCCTACTACATCGTTCGCAGGCCGCAGGCCGCAGACCATCGTTCGCAGGCCGCAGATCGCAGAGCGTCGGGCGCAGATTTAATATCGCCCTGCCAGATGGACATGGGCCGCAGGTCATCAGCCCTTGCACCTTGGATTTCCAAAGCTTTTCCGCTCTCAAATAAAAATACATCAGGCTCGGAGGCCGTCGAAGCAAGAAAAAAAGAAACGCCACCGCACCTAGAATGCGATAAATGCCAAGCAATTTGGGACGGTTGTAGGGTTATCCCATTTCTTTTTATTATCTTTAATTCAACCCATACTGGTGCGCCATCGATGCACATATATACATCGGGCATTCCCTCTGCTACACGATTCTCAATCCGTTGGCAGTGTGTCTTTTTCGGCAAGTGTTTCTTCAGTGATTGCCAAAGGTTTTTCTCTGTCTTCGATGATTTTGGCATCAGATATTTCCCCCTCGATAAAAGCGTGTGGATAGGATTTCCGCAATTCTGCCAGACGTGCGACAATATCCTGTTTGGTCATGCTGTCCAACTGGTGGACGTGTTGCTGTTCTCGCCTGTCAATAGTCAGGCCACCCAAAGCGGAACGGATTTTTTCAGCGTTGATTGCGGCAGAATATTGTCCAGCCTCTTCTGCACCCCTCGACAATTCATCCAGCCGTTTAAGCTGATGCATCAGGGTCACGCCATATCTGCGTTCAGCCGCCTGTCGCAGTTCTTTTATCAGTTCGACAACATCAGGGAAGTCTCTACCATTCAGAAGTTTGGATGCCATGGTAATAGAAGACTTGTCAGAGTAGCCAGCCATTCTTGCACACTCAGCGTTACTGTGTCTGCCCTCGACATAAAACTTGGCAAAAGTCTTTTGGCGTTCCGTCAATCCAGCAGGTCTACCAACTTTGCCTATAGTGTTTTCTGTGGGTTCAGTCTTTTGTTTTTCCATTTTTCGTCTCACGGCCCCCTCGTAAGTGTTACAACGTTACAGAAGTGTTACAGCTGTATCCCTTGTGTGATAAGGGTTGTAACGTTTGTAACGTTTGTAACGGCATTTCTCAAAAATTTTTTCAAAAAATTAAAAGGCAAAAAAAACATTATAGTCAGATGCATTTTGTTGTTGACTATCCCATGTAATCCTATAGGATTAGATATGAAGTTATCTCAGTATATCGGAGGACAAGTGATATGACAACACAAACACAGGACCAAGGTTCGTGGATCAAGGACGGTGATTTCAAGTTCATCAACGAAGGTTCAATCATGTTGGTTCAGCCTATGAACGATAGTGCGGCTGATTGGTTGGAAGAAGAATCAAGAATAGTATTTGAAGCTGGTATAGACTGGCAATTCTTTGGTCGGTCTTTGGTCATCGAACCGAGGTACATGGATCACATGTTAATCTATCTGGATAATGAAGGCTGGAGGGTAAGCTAATGGGTACAAGAGCGGTATATTTTTTCGACGACGGCAAAGACATTTATGGTGTCTACAAACATTATGACGGCTATCCACAGGGTGCGGCAGCGCACATTGAGGATGCCAAGGCATATGCTTGGCCTTTGCCAAGGTGGGAAGCTGATGAATTTGCGGCAGCATTTGTTGCGGCAAACAAAAACCCCAAAGGCGGTGAGGTTCGATTACTTCCAAACTTTGAACATACATCAATTCCCATGATGATGGAAGAATACGACTGGTGCGACTTCTATTACCTCATCAGTTGGGATGATTTCGACAAAGATATGTTCGTAACAATTTTTGAAAAACGCTATGACGAAAAACTAGAAACTCAATACTGGCATGAGACTGCCAGCATGAGGCACAGCGAAATGCTACGGGCATATGCGGAGGCAAGCTGATGGACAAGCAAAAGAAAAATTGCTGGGTTGTTGAGTACAAGCTGAAGGGTGAAAAGGAATGGGAAGCTGAGAAGTGGTTTCCCATTACCGAAGCCGTATCAATCAACGGTCAGGCTGTTGCTGGTATTGGTGATGATGACCGCTTCTGTGTAAACGAAGGTCGGGCGGCAGTGTATGTCCGTCACCAGAACAAAGTCTGGGGTGATAAGATTAAATATAGATATCGTGCGGACTACGCTGAATGGCTGGACGATTTCGACAAGTCAAAAGAATATAACTGGATGTTTAGGAGAACAGAATGGGAAAGCTAAAACAGTTGATGATTGAAGAAATGGACATGGCAACTGAGCATGGTGATCTAATGGGTGACGGCATCATGTTCACCACCCACCCGACTGACCACATAAAGTGGGGTGATTTAAAAATGTTTATCGACAGATTGCATCAATACTACGAACTCATGGATCGTGAGATTATCGCAGTCAAAAGCTATCACAATGCTGGCTGGGACTTCATGTCGAACAGCCAAGAGAAGCCGCCAGAGAATGGCATTGAAATTCAGTGGAAAGAAAAGGACACAGAATGGAAGGGAATGTGGATATGAATAATCAACAATGGACAGAGTCAACAGGTATGCTGGCTCCGCCAATCCTGACGGTAGCGCATCAGTATCCGTTTGAATGGTGGGCAGATACTGCCGAAAATATTTGGATCACTGCACTCGAAGGGGGCAGTACACACTGGATAGATTATATCCACACGAAGGGCAAAGACCTGAAGGTGGGCAAGCAGATACTGCAAAACTTTCCGGTGACAATTCATCATGGCAGTGATGGTTGGGGTGATACTGAAAGTGAAGTGGCACACGGCACGTCACTGAGAATCATCGAGAAAGGCATTCATATGCTGGAATCATGGCATATTATATCGTCTGTTATGCAGGGTGACATCGATGCTGAGATTGCAGACCAGATTATTCAACGTGGTTTATTTGGGGAGTTAATTTATGTCTGAAGTTGAAAAATCACTTACGCGCATACAGCGTAGACGTATGCCGTTGCACATGGTTGCTGAATCATGGGGCGGTGGCTATGACCTACGGGACACAGAACTGTGCGTGTTTTATTTTGGTGACGGGCAATTTGTTCTGCGCCCGAAAACAGTCAGGACAGGAGACTTGGAGCAAGAATGCACAGCCATTCACATGGGTGGAGGTTTCGACAAAGTATTCGTGGTGTTGGAAGACATCGAAACAATCAACGAATTTTTATTTGGAGTGTACTGACATGGCAAAGAAACAGAAATCAATGGTAATTGAATTACCACAAGAACAGGCGAATGCAATCATGCTGATGATGGAAAGTGATTTGGAGTCCATATTTAATTATGGTGGTGGCATTGACCCCGTAGCAGATTGGGAAACCATCCACTATCATGCGTATCAACTGCTGGCCTACCAAGCTTTCAAAGAAAAATATCTGGAGACTTACGATGCCTAGAGTAATCATAACATGGCAATGGGAAGATGCCTTCTCAAAGTTCGGGTTCGGTGATGGCGATGGCTGGAACGGAACGCACGAGGTCGAGGGTGAGATTGAAAGCCTTGGCTATGAGGTCGTGACGGACACATGGGGCTGTCACAATTACATGATTCTTGACATTAAGAAGGACGGCAAATCCATCCTGTTTCCAGAAGACAAAGAACATGGGCACAATTTGGATGACTGGTTGCCAGAGGTAGAACAAAGGATTAAGGATCGAAGCGCGACACGCAAAGACGTTGAGCCGCTGGGCTACGAAGAGCCACGTCTGTATCTACCGGACGACATCACCAAACATCTGGATAGTGTCTTTACAGACGAATGGGAGGAACCGTATGACTATTGATTTAGAAAAGCAGATTCTTGAACAGGCGGACAAGGAAGACAAGCAACGTCGTGCTGAGTATGCTAGAAAGCTAAAAGAACATCTTATTTCTATGCCCAAGGTTTTGCATGATCTTATCCCTGCGTTTGAAAACGCAGACGTGTTTGCGGGAATCACGCAACAGGACTTAACTTATGCAAGGGCCATAGGGTTGATGGCTGAGATGGCTGACGAAGACCTAGCCTTGTTACGGACTTATGCGTTCTTTTTAATTGATGGCGTGATACGAACGGACAAAGGGCATAACTCTCGGTCCACAAAACTTAGCTATGAATTGACGGGTTTTTTCAAGCAGAAGGAACGCACCAAGGAAGAACAGGAATTGTATTCGCTTGCCTTTCCTGTCAGCAAGAGGGGAGAAACTTTGTGTACCCCACTTGGGGCAAAGGTAATACTAAACTTTCTTGCTGTGTTTGGTACTGAACAATTTATAGAAGGTAATCTAAGACAAAGGTCAGAGGCTCTATCATCGTTGCACAAATATGCAATGATGATCCCATCCAAACAGGTGTTGGACGGCCCGTTTCCTGCGGTCAAAAGTGGCTTTGTTGATTCAAGCAAACAGCTTTTTATGGACGACGGCAGGCTGGTTCTGCGTAAACCTGTTAAACCTGATGTTGAGAGAAAACCAAACGGTCAGTTTGCAAAAGGACATCATGTGCCAGAAGAATGGAAGCAACAGGCGGAAGCGGAGGTAGCTGTGGGCGAACGAAAAGAAACAGTCGTGAAGGGTAGGCCGTATGATCAAAAGACACTGCGTAAAAAAATGCTGGAAAGAAATCCTGTGTGCCCCTTTACAAACATATCAAGCCCAGAGTTTTTGAGGGTGTCACACATCAAGCCTGATTCTGAGTGCGAGGGTGGCGAAGGGGCAGACCCGGCTAACATTCTTATGCTGTCTATTCTACCAGACAAATTGTTTGACTGTGAGGCAGTGGAAGGATTCCAACGGGTGGCGTTCATTTCCTTTAATGATGAAGGCAGGGTGATGCGTAGCACCAAGGTTACAAACGAAGAGTTACTGGCTCTTGGCTTGCCTAAAAATTGGTGGACTGTTTCCATCGCACATTTGTTGCAAGGTGGAGAAGGTGAGCGACGCAAGCGTTACCTGAAGTGGCACAGGGAAAATATGTTCTATGATAACGTAATAAAGAAAGCGAAGCCGTGACCAATTATCATTGCACAGAGTGTGCTGCACAGGCGATAGTAGTAGAACAGGGGCAGTACTACTGCCCCAAATGTTGGTTCAAATTGTTTACGAAAGTATATAATCATGACAAAGTTAAAAACTGTAAGTCAATTTCCGTCAGCAAAGCTGTCCCAATACAGGGTAGGTCTGGTCGTGGAGTTTTACAAAGACCAGTTCGTGAAGGCGATTGACGAAGAAGAAGCCAAAGAAATAGCTGAGAATAGACTGCGTAGGCGTACAGGCTTGATGAATAGTCTTGGCTTTTCTATTGGTGACATTGAAGTAGTGGATGCGGAGCAGACGAATGATAGAAAAAAATGAAGAACTAAGCGATGCGGCAGGGGAAATCGTAAGAGATACTGTTAACACTTTGCAGGAGTTGGGTGTTGAGCAGGACTTTGCAGCTTACCTGATGTTGTGTGCGGGTCTTGGGCTGGCTGTTTTGGGCAACAGAAATAGTCCGATTATTGTAAACCAGTTATTGGCTTCAGCCATGATGGTTGCAAATCAAAACATAATAGACATGGAGGATAATAAAGGTGAACACCCAAAATACCATTGAACTTGGGGGCGAATGCCCAAAATGTATGAGCGTGTTGTCTTTGAACAAGACAAACGGAAACATCGTGTGTGCTGTGTGTGGTCTGCAAATTGTTGACAGTGACATACCATCTGATAGGATGCCAGACAGTAACAAGGAAGGTGAGATGGAAACACATCTGATGCCAAATGAAGATGCTATTGCGGCTAAAGAACCGAGGATGCAGTGGCAAGAAGCGGTAACCACTATTGATAAAGTCATAGAAGACTGGCTGACTGATGGTGGTGACGTGGGTGGTGAGGTAGAGACCAACGTCCGTAATGCATGGCATAGAATCTTACAGGGGTAGTGATGTCAAAAGATAATGTGATTTATCTTCACAGTAAACTTGTCTTTAAAAAAGACCCCGTGCCCACCGTCTGTGAAGTGGCAGGACAGATGTTGAAGGACGTGGTTATTTTGGGGGAAGCAGAAGACGGAACGGTCAAGATGATGACAACACAACCCGACCCCGCTGAAATATTATTTTATCTTGAGTCTGCCAAGTTCGCCATCATGTCAGGTGGCATAAATGACGACGAGGCGTAGATGTTTAAATATAAGACGAGACCGTACGCGCACCAAGAGGCTGCGCTACAAAAGTCGTACGACAAACTTAACTTCGCATACTTCATGGAAATGGGGTGCGGTAAATCAAAAGTGTTACTCGACAATATCACATGGCTATATGAAAACGGACACATTGATACGGCAGTTATCGTTGCACCGAAGGGCGTGTATCGAAACTGGGAAATGTCAGAGATACCGACTCATCTACCAGAAGACATTGACACCCAGATATATGTTTGGAGTGCGAACCCGAACAAGGGTCAACGTGAAAGATTGTCGGAAGGTGTTAATAAGACACGGACTCTTCGCATTCTGCTTGTCAACGTCGAAGCATTTGGAGCGTCGAAGAAGGTGCTTCAATATATGGAACACTTTGTACGCGACTCGACTTTCCTACTTGCGGTCGATGAAAGCACAACTATTAAAAACCCCAAGGCCAAGCGGACTAAGGCTCTGGTTAAACTTGGTCAGGGTGCAACGTACAAACGCATTCTTACCGGATCGCCCGTTACGAAATCGCCTATGGATCTCTACGCGCAATGCGGATTCATGGACAAGAACCTGTTGGGATTCGACAGCTATTATTCGTTCCAAGGACGCTACGCTATTACAAGGACTCAGCGCATGGGTTCGCACAGCTTTCAACAGATTGTGGGCTACCGTAACTTGAGTGAACTGAGTGACAAGCTAGACAGATTTTCTTTCAGGGTCACGAAAGAAGAAGCCCTTGACCTACCCGACAAGATCTACACCGTTCGTGAAGTTGGGGTGACCAACGAACAGCTAACCTATTATCATTCGATAAAGACAGCAGCTATGGCGTTGCTTGATGAAGGCGAACTGGTATCAGCACCATCAATCATGACACAGCTATTACGATTACAGCAGGTATTGTGTGGTCATCTGATGACCGATGACGGTGAACTGGTGGAGTTCCCTACAAGGCGCATGGATGCATTGATGGACACAATCGAAGAGATGTCAGGCAAGGTAATCATCTGGTCACGATTCAGGTACGACATACGAAAGATAACCGTAATGCTGGAGTCAAAGTACGGGCCAGGATCTACAGTCAGTTACTTTGGTGACACGTCAGATGCTGACAGACAAAGTGCCATCGAAGCCTTTCAGTCTGGAGACGCAAGATTCTTCGTGGCAAATCCACAAACAGCAGGTTATGGGCTGACGCTGACGGCGGCAACTAATGTAATCTATTATGCGAATGACTTTAATCTTGAGACCCGTGTTCAGTCTGAGGATCGGGCGCATCGGATTGGTCAGCATCATCCTGTTCTGTATGTTGATCTGATGACAAAGGGCACAGTTGATGTCCATATTGTGAAGACTCTTCAGAACAAGATTGATCTGTCTGCGAAGACCTTGGGTGAACAAGCCCGTCAATGGTTGGAACTTGACCCCCGTAAAAGTGGCGATTAGATGCCTGTCGTTCTGCATATTTCACAGCGTGATTCTGTTGCTTTGACATGGGCGAACGGGATAGCTGATACGGGTACAAGGCACAGGACCCAGTTTCGAGGTCCACATACAGAAGTCGGACACCCAGTTTCTTTTGGGTGTCTGTTAGCAGACGTGAGATTATTGAGCCGTTCTTTCTACGGCCTACAGTCTTCACGTCAAACAACAGAAACTCACCCTTCGGGGTTAGTGCAATAAGGTCTATCGGGCCTTGTTCAATGAATGGAGTGTAGACATAACAATCTTGGGCCATAAGCCACTCAGCAGCAAGCAGTTCAGATCTTTTACCTTCACGAACTTTATGATCTGGTCTCATTTTATTGTTGACTTTTGTTTTTGTTATCGGCTAGACTCTGACAGTAACATATAATCAGTTAGGTTGCAAACATGGACACGACTAAATGGAAATCAATCGCGGTTGAGGTACAGATATATGAGTATCTCAAGAAACGTGCGCAGAAAAACGACAGAAGTGTGAGCAAGGAATTGACACACATACTGAAGGAAAAACGTGCACAAGAAGCCGCTTGACATACCCAAGGAGAGTGGGTTAAGACTCTCCACCACACCCGAAGGGGTTAAACTTTAACGTAGAAAGTACAGGAGAATGTACGATGAGCGATGTGTTTTCGCTATTTGATGAGGAAGTCGATGCCTCTAAGTTCGACAAGGTAAATGAAGATAAGGGCAAGACATTGTCCGATCTCATCCGCCAGTCTATGAAGATCGATGAAGAGATTGCACAAGCAGAGCAGTATCTGAAGGATCTTAAATTCAAGAAACGCAAAGTGAATGAAGAAGATATCCCAAGCCTGATGCAGGAGATGGGCATGGATTCTGTTACGGTCGATGGCAACAAGGTTGCTTTGCGGCAGTTCGTTCATGCGCGTATCCCAGAAGAAAAGAAAGATGAAGCATACAACTGGCTTCGTTCTATCGGAGAAGGTGACATCATCAAGAATGATGTCGTCGTGTCCTTCGGTTCTGGTCAAGATAATATGGCAGGGGCTGTCGTAGACGACCTCCGCAATCAGGGTCTTGAGCCAGCGCAGAAGACACACGTCCATCCACAGACGTTAAAGGCGTGGGTCAAAGGACGCATCGAGGCAGGTAAGGATATCGACTTTGATACCTTCGGTGTGTACGTCGGAACTGAAGCTACAATTAAGAGGAGCTAGTCATGGCTGAAGCAGCAGTAGCAAGAAAAGAAAGCACAGCAGTTGCTAATATCATGGACGATCTGTACGAAGCGGCAGGTCAGGGCATGGAAACCATTGGGGCAGAGGATATGCAGATACCGTTCTTGCGGATTCTTCAGCCGCTGTCACCGCAGTTGATTAAGAATGACCCGAAGTTTATCAAAGGTGCATCCGCTGGCGATATCTTCAACACTGTTACGGGTCAGTTTTGGGAGGCTGAAGAAGGTATTAACGTGCTGCCTTGTGCGTATACCACCAAGCTTCTGGAATTTCAGTTGCGTGAAAACGGTGGTGGTTTTATGGGCGAACTGGAACCAAACAATCCAGACGTTCGTAAGACGGAGCGTGTAGGTAGCAGTGAAATGTTGCCGAATGGAAACGAACTTGTTCGGTCCGCACAGTTTCTTGTGTTGGCATACGATGATAACGGTATGACCACGCAAATGATCTGTGACATGAAGAAGACTCAGATGAAGGTAGCCAAGCAATGGAATACCAGACGCGCTGGTCTGAAGATTATGCACCCGACCAAAGGGTTGTTTAATCCACCTATGTGGTCTACCCCGTGGAAGCTGACCTCGATCCAAGAGTCCAACGACAAAGGTTCGTGGTTCAACTACCAACTGGCGGGGCTTGAGATGGAGTCCGTGCCAATGCCAGCGTTGCAGGAAGCGCGTGACTTGTACAACTCATACCGTGCAGGAGAAATTAAGATGAGTACAGGGGAAGAAAGTCAGACAACCACTTCGTCTGATGACACCGACGTACCGTTTTAAGCCAGTAGGGGGCGGGGAGTTTATTTTCCTTTCGCCCTGCCCCCACCCTCTCTTGCCCGGAGTAACCAATGAACCAAGCCGAACGGTTCATGGCGGCGTTTGAAGGTTTCAGCACCGCACATGGACAGACACAGATATCAGATGAGAGACGTGCTGGAAAACAAAAGGCAGAGTCTCGCATCATTAGAAAGCCTCTTACGTTAGAACTTATTGTCGCACACCTTGAAGGTAAGCATGGCGTAGGTTCTATACCTATCAACGAAAACAGCCAATGTAAGTTTGGTGCACTGGACATTGACCAGTATCCGCTAGACCTTGTCGCACTTGACAAGAAGCTGCGCGACAACGATATTCCATGTGTGGTCTGCCGCTCGAAGTCAGGTGGAGCACATATATTCTTTTTCTTCACTAAGTTTTTTAGCGCAGGTGTTTTCCGTGACAAAGCCACAGAAATTGCAGCCTATCTTGGATATGGTGGTTGCGAAATATTCCCGAAACAAGAAGAGATTCTTGTCGAGCGTGGTGACATTGGTAACTTTATCAACCTTCCGTACTTTGATGCGGAACAGACAATGCGTTACGCTATCAAAGAAGATGGAAACGAAGCGGACCTTACCGAATTTCTGGATCTAGTAGAGGCCAGAAGAACCGAACCCAAACATTTTGAAAAGCTACAGCTTGGCGACCCTGTTGATGAGTTTGACCAGTGGGCACCGTGTCTGTCGCACATGTTTAGTCAGGGCATACCAGAGGGCACCCGCAACACAGTTATGTTTGCTGCTGCTGTCGGTGCCAAGAAAGAACAGCCTGAGAAATGGAGAGAACGTCTTGAAGAAATTAATGTCAAATACTGTACGCCCCCTTTACCAGCTTCTGAAATCGTCACTATTCAGTCTCAACACGATAAGAAGGAATATGGTTTCCCCTGTGATCAAGAACCCCTCAAGTCGTTCTGCAACAAAACGCTCTGCAAAACAAAAGCGTGTGGGATAGGCAGTCACGTTCAACATGTAGAAATCACCGGCCTTTGTGTAGTCAAGTCTGAACCACCTGTGTGGTTCTGTGACGTGGGTGGTCGTCGTGTCGAACTGACAACTGATGACCTGCAAACACCGCAGCGTTTTCAGAAAGCATGTATGGAACAGATACACGTCATGCCACCGATGATGAAGATGGCAGACTGGCAGGTGATTGTGTCCATGTTGATGGACAGCATGAGTGAGATAGATGTACCAGAAGAACTTACCTATAAGGGCCAGTTTATGGACCTGCTAGAGGGCTTTTGTGACGGTCGGGTACAAGCCCAGTCCGCTGAAGAGATCGCACTTGGCAAGCCCTTCACGGACGATGAAGAGGGTCTCACATATTTCAAGCTAGAGGCACTTCTAAAATACCTGCGCAACCAGAAGTTCGACAGTTATAGCCGTGGTCAGATTCAGGAGCGGTTAAAAGAACTGAACGACAATGGCACAGCTAATGGATTAAAAAGGTTTGCCACTACAAAAGGTGATACTAAACCTCTGCGCGTTTGGTGGGTGCCAGCGTTCAATGCCGAGGTCCAAGTTCCAAGTATCGAACTTGAAAGTGAGGTGCCCTTCTAATGCAGACAACAATCTTTGGTCCACCAGGGACAGGCAAAACAACCAAGCTTATATCTATCGTCAAGCAGGAACTTGAAGATGGCACAAGGCCAGAGGACATAGCGTTTGTGTCCTTTAGCCGTAAGGCAGCAGAAGAGGCGCGCAATCGTGCTTCGGCTGCGCTGAGTATGAACCCCGACCAGATGGTCTGGTTTCGTACTCTTCATTCAATGGCTTTTCAATACCAAGGTCTTAACAGTAGACAGGTGTTGAAAGGGAAAGACTTCACGCAACTTAGTCACATACTGGGGTTAGAGTTTTCATCCAACGCCTCTATCCGTATGGAAGACGGGCGGCTCTTCTCACCGGGCAAGGGTGGGGATGCCTATCTATCCATGATCCAGTTGGCTAGGGTGCGTGGAGTCACCCTCGAACAACAGTTCAGTGATACAAACAACAGGCATCTTCATTATCAGCAACTGAAGGTGGTGGACGAAGTGTTGCGGGACTACAAGCGCGACACAGGTAAGCTGGACTTTGTAGATATGATTGACCGCTTCATAGCCGAGGGCCAAGGTCCGAGGTTGGATGTCCTGATAGTCGATGAGGCGCAAGACTTGGCTCCGCTACAGTGGCGCATGGTTCATGACGTACTAAAGCCACGGGCAAAGCGTATCTATTTTGCAGGAGATGATGACCAGTGCATTTACTCTTGGATGGGTGTGAACGTGCGTGATTTCTTGGACGCATCAGACAATAAGATGGTGTTAGATAAATCATATCGTCTTCCACGAAACATATATAACATAGCGGATTCTCTGGTAAATAGAGTGGTTGTGCGACAGCCAAAAGTGTGGTCACCTGTAAGTGAGGCTGGGCAAGTTGTCTGGCATCACGATATCATGGACCTCAACTTTAACAGCGGCGAGTGGCTGATTCTTGCTCGAACAAACTACATTGCTAATAAGGTTGCTACAGACCTCAAGGAACAGGGATATCTGTTCTGGCGTGAAGGTTCTGGTTGGTCCATCTCACCCAATGTGCTAACTGGAATAGAGGTATGGCTTAAATTATGCAAAGGTTTGACCGTCACAGCGACAGAACTAAAGACATTATCTACATTATTAAAATCGGATATCGTGACCAAATCTGGAAGGAAGAACTTAGCCACCCTCGACAACGAAACGCCTTACGCTCTAGACGACGTAAAAGGGAACTTCTGTACGAACGACTTGAAAGAGAAGCCTTGGTACGAAGTATTGAAAGTGGCAGAGCAGGAGAGAATATACATCAGTTCAGTCCGTCGGATGGGAGAGAAGATACTGACGGACAAGCCGAGGATCAAGATATCAACGATACACAAAGCAAAGGGTGGAGAGGCGGATAACGTCGCCGTTCTTTTAGACTCATCAAAACTTTGTGTCGAAAGCGAAGATCAAGACAGTGAGGTTCGCACCTTTTATGTTGGCATAACTCGTGCTAAAAAGACATTGCATCTTATTGAATCGACATCACAATACGGATTTGCGATATGAAAGACAGAAAGTATTTTTTGGACACAGCCGAAGGGTTGATCAATGGACCGAGGGCCAAGGAATATGGTCCGGCAAAGATGAACCATGAGCGTATTGCAAAGATATGGGGGATTATTCTTGAGCGTGAGATAACACCTGAAGAAGTTGTTGCCTGTATGGTGGGGCTAAAGTTGGCACGTCTGGCAGAAGATATCAGCAAAGACGATTCATGGGTAGATATCATAGGCTATGCCGCACTGGGTGGGGAGATTATTAACGATGAAGGTTGATTTGTTTGATCCAGAAAACGAAGACTGGTTGCCGCCATCAAGTTTTCCAGACCTGACAGGGTGTGACAGGATAGCCATAGACTTGGAAACAAAAGACCCAAACCTAACTACGTTAGGCCCAGGCTGGTGTCGTGATGATGGATATGTCATAGGGTATGCGGTTGCTGCGGGAGACTTTGTTGGGTACTTCCCCGTAAGACACAAGTCAGGAAACCTACCAGAAAAAACTGTGGTAAACTGGTTGAAGAAACAGTTGGCTACACCTCACATAGAAAAGGTCATGCACAACTGTATGTATGACCTTGGTTGGCTGCGTTGGGCAGGCATTGAAGTGCAGGGCAAGATTATCGACACGATGATAGCCGCGCCACTTCTGAATGAACACAGAAGATACTACAATCTGAACTCTTTGTCCGGTGAATATCTGGGCGAATGGAAGAACGAAAAGATGTTGCGGTCTGCGGCAGACATGTATGGCGTGGACCCAAAGGCTGAGATGTGGAAGTTGGACTCCACATTTGTGGGCAGGTACGCAGAACAAGATGCGTCTGTCACCTTACGTCTGTGGGATAGGTTAAGGGCTGACCTTGTAAACGACGAATGCACAGGAATATTTGATCTAGAGTCAAGCCTGTTGCCAGTTCTTTTGGACATGAAAACTCGTGGTGTACGGGTTGACATTGACAAAGCTGAACGTGTGCAGAAAGATTTAAAGCAACGTGAAGATGTCTTGTTAGCGGAAATAAAGGATCTTACCCAAGTCAATGTCGAACCGTGGGTCGCTACATCTATAGCAAAGGCGTTCGATGCCGTTGGGTTGACGTATGATAGGACAGAAAAAACGAATGCGCCTGCCTTTACAAAACAGTTTCTTGCGAACCATGACCACCCACTTCCACAAAAGATTCTGCGACTTCGTGAGTTTAATAAAGCCAACACGACTTTTGTTGAGACTATACTTCAGCATTCGCATAATGGTCGTATCCATTGTGATTTTAATCCTCTTCGTTCAGATGAAGGGGGCACAGTCACAGGACGATTTTCTTCGTCCAACCCGAACCTCCAGCAAATCCCGGCAAGAGACCCAGAAATCAAAGCGATGATTCGTGGTTTGTTTATCCCAGAAGAGGGATGTAAGTGGGGTTCATTTGACTATGCCTCACAAGAACCACGCTGGCTTGCCCACTATTGTTCTACACTAAAAGGTGCAAATCGTCATCCACAAATTGATGACGTTGTAAAAATGTACAACGAAGGTAAAGCTGACTTTCATCAGATGGTGGCTGACATTGCTGGTATCAGCCGCAAGCAAGCTAAGACAGTTAACCTTGGAATTATGTACGGCATGGGGCGCGGCAAGCTGGCTGGTGTGATGGATATCACAGAAGATGAAGCCAAAGAATTGTTAGGTCAGTACCATGACAAAGTTCCTTTTGTAAAAGGCATAGCTGATTTTGCAATGGACAGGGCACAAACCATAGGACATATCCGAACGTGCTTGGGCCGTAAGTGTAGGTTTGACATGTGGCAACCTAAGTCATACGGTTATAATAAAGCCTTACCACTGGAAGAAGCAGCGAAAGAATATGGTGGTAAAGCTGCCATCAAACGTGCTTTTACATACAAGGCATTGAACAGATTAATTCAAGGGTCAAGTGCAGACCAAACAAAGAAAGCAATGGTTGATTGTTATGCAGAGGGGCTGCTTCCAATGCTGACAGTGCACGATGAACTTTGTTTTAACATAGAGAACGACAAGCAGGTGAAGCGAATAACAGAAATCATGACAACCTGCGTCCCTAATTTGAACATACCATTTGAAGTTGATTCCGCAATCGTAGATAACTGGGGGGAGGTGGAGTAAAAAATGTTTACCGCAATCTTGGTAGCCTGCCACGCATACACAAATGTGGGCTGCTTTATGCTGACTGACGACAGAGGCCCATACAAAACTATGGAACAGTGTGAAGAACGCATCGATGAGATGTTAGCTAACACAATAAGAGTGTGGCTTGATCACAAAGCACCGTTAGTTGTAACAGGATGGAACTGTAAAAGAGATGTATCAGAAACCTAAGTGCTGGTCGTGTGGACATGATTTGATATGGGGCGGTGACCACGACTATGAAGATGCAGATGACAGGGAATACATTCAATCAAACCTGTCCTGCCCCAACTGTGATGCGTTTTACCTGTACTATCAGCCCCTAGAAGGACCAGATCAGTGACAACACAAACATGGTATTATCAAAAGTGCTGGCGAGATGGCGGCGCACCCTTCTGGGATACCTATGTTCATGCAGAATGTAGGGTGATTAGGCAACAAGAAAGAAAAAAACGTGATTCTCAGCGACCTGAAGGTACTATGACACAGCTATCGTTCATGAACGCCCTGAGAATCGATGTTAAAAATCAATAAAAACAAGCACATAGAAAAAGGAAGGGGCTTGCCCTTCCTTGTGTAAGACCCCTTACCTTTGCGGGGCTTGACTATTTTGAGCCTGAATCGTCGTAGTTTCAGGCTTCTTGCGACTGGGTTTTTGGTTCGCATGCTACCTCTCCTTGACAGCAGTCATCAACTATCTGACCACATGTAACACATTGTTCGTGTCCGTGTACATAAACTGTCTTCAGATTACCCTGACACCGTGGGCAGCGGGGTGAGCAGTGTTCTTTACTCTCCATCTGCCAGTGCCCTCATCCTTGCTACCAAACGACGTGCGCGGTTCGGCACCTGCGTATACCACCTGGAATCGACCATCTCGTCTGCTGCGGAATTGAACTGTCGTGCGTCTACGCCAGCCTTCATACCTTTGAACTTTGACAGGCGGGGGTATCCAAGGTTGAACATCATGTTTGCAATGATAAGCTGACATTCTTCTGGCAGGTCATCCCAGTCTGGGTACAGGCGATGGCAGTCCTCAAGTGTAACGGCGATATCCAACTTGAACACGTTGTCCACACGTTCCTGTTCAATGACTGTACCAACAGGCTTGCCGTATTCAGGGTCATCCTTTTTAATCAGGTGACCAATTCCGAAAGTTGGTAAATTTAGGTGATCCAAATATATTTCGTACTTGCAGCCCTCGTCAGAAGCAAGCTCCTGACGTAACTGATCTATGGTTGTTGATTTCATCCTAGCATCCTTTGTTGAATTTGTAGATTTTTCAGTATGTCTTCAGGTCCACTGCCTAGCAACGAAGGATCAAGGTTCGCGGTTCGAGGTGCGGGGGCCGCCATTTGGGCAGGTGCGACCCCCGCTTGCGCTGCCGCTGGAGGAGGGACGGCTGCTGCAACTGACTGTTCTTGAATCTGTGGCTCATCGACCAAAGACACGGGTATTTCTTTTGACCGTTCGCGTTCTTCGCGTCTTCTTAGTATAGAAAATTTCTTTTCTTTTCTTGATTGTCTTTGTATTGCGTACAGTTCTCTGGTTGGTATTTTACCACCAAATTCTTTTTGTCTTACGATTGCTTTTTTTAGTTCGTCTTTGTCAATCGCCTGTGGCTCAAAGATACCACCGTAAAGTTTCTTGTAGTTGGGTACGCCGTGTTCTCTCAAAGCCTGATATATTTCACCCTTTGACATACCAAGGGCCTTCATATCCTGAACTATCATGTACATTTGATTCTGTGCCAAAAACTTTCTTTCATTTGACAGGCGATATGCCTCTAATAGGTTTTCTGGCTCAAGTTTATTCTGTACTCTAAGTGCCCTGTTGTATGGTGCTGATGCAGCCCGAATTGCTTTTTTATATTCGTAAGATGTGTACTTTATAATTTTGTTTGCTTCAACAGGTTGTTCCGTTACGCCTGTAAACAAACGTGCAATTTCATCTTCAGTTTCGCGAATATTACCACGAGCGTCACGCCCGTCTGGGGAAAGCATGGCTTCTAATAATCTGCTTTTTCTAACACCTAGTTCTCCGCCTAGTTCTGGCAGCGGGGCTACTGTACCAACAAGCTGTTCTACAAAACCGGGATTGAACGCACTAGCTATATGAACAAAAGATTTAGCTGCTATATCGCCCCTGCTTTCACCGGGAAAATCGCCGCTTGGACCCCTGTATATAACTCTTTTATCTTGTGTTATACCGCCCCTAGAAGTTACATCAAGTATTCTTTCTGTGATAATGGATTCATCAAGAAACGGACGGAACATTTCGTTATACACTTGTGCAGAGGCATCGCTAATTATTGTGCTTGCGTCTTTTCCTTCTAGCTGACCGTTGTTGTAAGCTCTGATGAGTCCATTTCCAACTTTAGCCCAGTAACTGTAAGGATTGATAAAATCATAATCTATGTAGCCTCTTGGCACGTTAACTTTTTTGCCATCAACTTCTTTTTCTTCGACTGATGTTATGACTAGATTATTGTTTTGACTCCACTCTGGCTGTGTTCTTGTTAATGCATCGTAAGCATCTTTGGTCACACCTGCACCGAGTCTAGCAAGTTCTGCTGTAGCAGGCCCAGCGACTGCTGCTGTTGTGGTAAATCCAACCAGTCGTCTAAGACCTATCTGCCTAATTGCAGGATTAGGAGATTGAAGTTCTTTGATAGCATACTCAAGTGTGTTAGCACTTGTGCGAATAATCTCAGCGGGAAAAGCTATGAAGTCACCAAGTGGTGCTTTACGAAGAAGACGAACTGCTTCAGGCACACGTTCATAGTTTGGCACCACATTCTTAACAATGTCTGCTGCGTATTCTTTAGCGTTTCTAAATCCAACACTACGGGCGTATTCGTCGGCTGCTGCTCTGCCCCCAAGTCCGCTTTCTAATTTACCAAGCTCAAACTCATAATTGTAAATCTTCCATACGTCGTCCCCGCCTTGATATGTCTGACGCATAAAGTTTGAAAAATCACCAACTGCCCCCGCCCCAGGAAGTCTAGATAATTTTTGTTTTGTTCTTGTTACCACACCAGCTTCACCGGGTCGTCTTTTAACAGCAACACCAAAAGAGTCTAGGTCTGTTTTTGCAACAGATCCTAAACCTTCTTCAAGAAGTGTTTCTATTTCTCTTATTTGTGCCTGCGTTCCAACAACGCCAAGTTCTTGGTATTCACGAAACTTAGCTGCGACTGCGTCATCTCCACCTCTACTAATATCATTCCACACAGTTTTGAATGATTCCATCACAGACATATTACCCCTGCCAACATTACCTTGAGCAGCGGCAAACAATGCAGCAGAAGTAACATTTCGTATCTGTGTAATCGGGCTAAGAACTGTTTTTGCAAACTGCACCGAACCTTTGCCAAACAAATACGCACCATATGTATACTTCATAGCAGGATGATCTTGAGCAAGTGTTAGTCTTGTAAGACCTCCTGTTCCATGCAGGTCTTTTCTTGCGTAAGTTCCTTGTAACGCGCCATATGATAAGTCACGACCTTGCATCTTAGATATGTCAGCAGCGTCCGCGTCATCAGGAAGCGCACGAGGAGTATCGCCAAGCTGAACATATTCTTTTTGAAGAATGTCTTTTGGTAGCAAAGCTGCTGCTTCTTCTGACAAAAGAAGATCGCGTCTTGCTGCTGCCCCTGCCGCGTCATCCACATCAACAAAGTTTTTAGCTAAGTAATCATAGTAATCATTTGTAGCTTTAAACTCAGCTAAATCAGCTATGGTTGACACATATGTGTCAAGCGGGTCTTTTACTTCTCCAAGAATAGATCGAAGAACGGGTTCTTGAAGCTGTTGTCTTGTCAGTAAAGATGTTCGCAACTTGTTTCGCGCTGCGCGCCAACGTGACCCATCACCAACACCCGTTGCAAAAAGTCCTGTGCTGTCATACCTACGAACAAAAGCATCAACAGCGTCTTCCGCAAATCGTCTGTCTGTTCTTGTGGTGATGCCCTGACCAACGGTAAAGTTTTCGGGAGCGGGTCCAATTGTTTTTGTGTATAGTTCTTCAGCAGCAGATGGATTGTCCACATAAAACTGAACTGCTTCGTCTTTAGCTTGTCTGAACTCAGGTGTGTTTATCCAGTTAGCATCTTCAAAAATCTGATACTTGCGTCGCATGTACTCGCCAAGATTGGCAGTCACAATGTTTTCAATATCTGGTAAAGCACCGGAGTTAACGAAGTCAGAACGGGCAATCCTTCGTGTTAGAAGGTCAATCTGTCCCCGCATGTTAATAGCGTTTGTTTGGATGCTTTCTGGTAAAAACTTTGCCAAGTCTTCTGGGCTGTCAAAGTTCAAACCTGTTAAGCCGCGCCTGCCTGCGTCAAGCCGCGCCTGTTCCACAAAGCTAGGGTCTTTTGTAAGATAGCCATACAGACTGTTAATAAATTTTACTTTATCAGTTTCTTCGCCAGCAACAAAGATAGTTTCGTTTTCCTTAAATATCTTGTCTATTTCTCTTTCTAAACTTGTAGCAACCCGCCCAGCAAAGTTTGTTTCAGCTTCTATTTTGCCCCTAATGCCGCTTTGCTCTTCAAAGGCGTTTTGTGGTAGCGACCCGCGTGAACGAAAGTACGACAGTATGTTGTCCACCATTGGTTTTTCTACAAATTTAGCGGTGAGAGGGGACATGCCCTTTTTTACACCGTAGTATGTGGCACCCAAGGCAGTGGCGGTTGCTGTAAGAGCAGCGGGTATCGCTACAGTAGCCGCAGCAGCTTCTGTAGCTATTTTAAGTTTGTTTGATATTTGACGACCTGTTTCTTCTGCTCCTGTCTGCCCGACGTTTTTAGATGAAACGGTCGGTCCCACCCCAAAAAAATCACCAAGTGTTGTTTGCCCGTCGGTATAAACAACACCGTCGGCAACACCTGCTCCTGCGACTTGTGATGAACGTGTTAGTGCAGTTCCTAATTTTCTAGCTTTACTTATTTTGCCGATAAGCCCTGCAACACCAAGAGCAGGAGTAAGGTATTGAACCAATGTTTCGGTTACAGTTCCGACACCACCAGCAGGATCTATACCCTGCTCCGCCTTAAATTTATTGGTTGCGTCTTCAATGGCCCCGGCATAGTTAGTACCGTTGGCAAGATCGTATGCAAGCGCACCTGTCTGTGCCACACCTGACCCCATTTCAATAAAGCCGCCAAGTATACCTTCACCAAACTCTTTGTACCAAGGTTCAAGTTCCGGGTTTTCTATATTTGCTTGTTTGGAAAGATGAGCAAGTATCTTTTCCTTGGCAAGTTCAGGACCAGTGCCTTCAGGGAGAAAGTAAGTTTCCCCCTTATATATGTATTTTTCTCTTGCCATGACCTGCCTTTATTCTAGTACAGTCCCGCTATCTGCATCTGCATCTGCACCGATTCCTTCTTGTAATATTCTTTGAAGTCTTTCAATTATTGTTTGAATATCGCTAACCTCTCCAATACCAAGAGCAAGGTCACTAACATCAATAGAACCATTTAAGAAAGCAGACACGAGCAAGGGATTAGCATCAGGGTATTCTGCCATAATTGAATCAAAGGCTTTAGACTGGAACCCTGGAGTGGTTTGTCTATAGGTTCTTTTTATGGCTTCAGAAAGTGAAATTTGTTCACCTTTTGCTGCTGCTTCTGCTTGAACAGCTTTGGCTAGTTTCAAGGTTGCAGGATCTTTGTCCTCTAGTAGCTTTAATGCTGCCTCTTGCAGCGCAGCATCTTGTGTCTTTTTCTCTTCAAGACCCAAGGTAAGAGCCACCATATCACGCTGTTCTTGTTTTGCTTCAGCCGCGTCTTTTCTGGCTGTAAAGCCTTCAACAGCAGGTCTTGCAGACTTAGCAGCAGCAGCAAGCAGGTCTTCCCCTGCTGCACCACGTTCTGCAACACGCAAGAAAAAGTCTGTGAATGCACGACGCTTTTCATCTGGTTTTTTAGCCAAAGGTGCGTATTCGTCAAGAATTCTTTTGTTCTTTTTGACAAGGTCGTCGATGCTTTTTCTACCACCCAAAAGTTTTTCAACAACTTTGTACGGGTCATCCGACAGCTCTTGTGCTGTAATTATGGGGTCGTTACTATCATCGTCCTTCTTCTTCTTTGGACCTAGACCCTCTGGTCTGATTTTTGGAGTCGGAACTATTGTACTTCGTTCGTTTTGTTGTTCAGGACCACCGCCTGTTCCTCTATCTGAAGGTATTGTTACTGGTGGAGGCAGTATCTGTCCACCCGCGCCGCCCTGTGGGTCAGATTCATCAGGCATAAATTGTGTTTCTTGTTCTATTCGTTTCACGTCAGCTTCAGTTAGTCGAGGCCGATTGTTTATCACCGCCTGCCTCAACAGTTCGCTAGACCCCATGATGCCAACAGGATCATTTCGATTATACACCGCAGGATTTCTAAACATTCTACGCCGAAGTATTTCGTTTTTTGCAAGTGATGGGTTACGCATTACCATGTCAGCCTCCGAACATGTTGTTGAAGAAACCACCTGACAATCCAGCACCAAGTAGTCCAATGCCTGTGGTCATCAAGTTCGGTGAAGGTGCCTGCGATGTTGTGTATGTTGACTGCATGGCTGGAACACCACGGAACAAGTCCGACATGAAACCAATCTGTTGGAAAGGTAATGCCTGTCGGGCAAGTTCGTTTGCTCTAGCAACATCAAACTCAGACTGTTGCTGCCGCTGTTGCAGACTACCTATGCCCATCATCGTATTAATGTCTTGCATTCCCATTTGCTGCTGCGCCTGACCAAGCCCTGCTTGTAAACGTGCAGCGTTTTGTGCGGCCTGCTGCGCCTGTTGAAAACCTTGTTGTCGAAGCTGACCAGCAGAACGTGCCTGCTGTTCTAGTGTCTTACCTGCTAGGTCTGCTTGCGCCACACCAAATCGTGAGCCACCAAATGCACCAGAGGCAACTCCAGACCCACCGAGTCCAGCCTGTGCTTTCTGCCCCTGAGTTGCAATGTCTTGCATTGTTTGCTGGACAACTTGATTTTCAAACGGATTCATAAACTGTGAGGCACCGCCCGGTCCTGCGAACTGAGCCGCCCGGTCAAGAAATGGTTGATAAGAACCAACACCCTGCTGCGCCAAAGATATTGCTCGTTGCTGCCCTTCCGATAGCCCCGCAAGTTGCTGTGGTGCAAATGGCTGCGGCGTTCCTTTAAGAGCTTGTGCCTGTGCAAAAATGTCTTTCAGGAATTTTTCCTGAAAACCGGGAAGTCTTTGTTCTTGTATTACAGTTTGTGTTGACATTATGCTGTTGCCTCTAGTTCTGACATCATATCATATAAACGTGCGGCACCGATATCTCTATCTCCACCGCCTGCACCCCGAACAGCTTTAGCTGTTAAAACAAACTCACCGTCGGAGAGTCTTGCTGGCACAGAGTCTGATGTTCCTGTACCCGGTCCATCAACCTCACCACCGCCTGCATGTACATCCCCACCATGAGCAAGCCCAATATACCCAGAAGAGCGACGAACGGGACGATACTGGTCAGTATAATAGTTATACCCCGGCTTCTGGAGTTCTCTAAGTTCATCTGCATATTGTTCCATATCCGTCGGGTCATTCACATCATACTCTTTTCCTGAACGTCCGACAACTGATCCAAAAGCCTGACCCGGCGGACCTTCTGGTCTTCTTCCACCACCGTCTTCCTCTTCTTCACCAATCAAGCCACCTAATAAAGAAGCTCCAGCCAATCCTAAACCAAGTTTTTGTGCACCACTCATGTCGTCAAACAAAGAAAAGATGCCCTTCTTTTGTCCGGGCATAAGAGCAGTACCTTCAGGCATACCTGCACCAAGGCTTCGAACTACACTGGTAGAGGTTGGACCAAATCCCAAAGCACTTGTTGTAACACCTTTCCTTGTAAAACTTGGCAACAGTCTTTCAATACCTGACCCAGTGCCTGCTCCAAAGCCAAGCTTACCCGCCCCGTAACCTATAGCACCACCAATAGCTGCATTTGTTAAAGCATCTTCAACTGATTTACCTGCTGCTAGTGACCCAATACCAGAACCAATTGCAGCACCCATTGGTCCGCCGCCTACTGCAAAACCAACCACGCCACCAATTGTGGGTAAAAGTTTTTTAAATTTTTTAAATAAACCCATTACGCAACCTTTACCGTTCCGCCATCATTATACAAGGTCCCAGTTTCGAGGTCCGTCGCTGAAGTAGGTAGATCCGTCAGCGTCAACCTAGTCCCCCGCATCTCACCGGGGTTACGCTCCTGTTCAATAAATACTTCCAGTGAACGTATAAGGTCCGCCATATACTGTTGTGTATACTCGATCGGCGGTTCTGGGAGCCTTGGTGGTGCAACCTGATTACTTGACATTATCTTCTACCGTCCTGCCTTATGTCCACACGAGGGCTACCTAACTTCCATTTAGACCCTAATGCATTTGATTCTACACGAAGTGCAAAGGAACGTCCACGAACTCTTAAATCTAGCTGTTCCGTAAACTTTTCAACTGGAGTCGATTGCGTTCGTATAGTTGTACCGGATTGTGTGCTGTCGAAGTCCGCCCCCGGATTGTTACGCGCTTTAACAGTAAACGTAGCTTGTGGAGTCGATAAGTTAGTTGAACCTTCAAATGTTAAATCAGGTATAACTTTTCTTAAATATAAAAACTTGTCACCATCTCCGATGTCTATGGCTGCTGATTCAATAAATGAATCCATAGCCGAACCGTCATCATCATAACCTATTTCATGATTATAAATTAAGCTATTGGCAGTGGCTATAGGAAAGGTCCGAGTTCCACGGTCTAACCATGCTGTTCTAGAAAGTGTGCCAAAGTACCAAATCTTTTGACCATAATTATATGTTACATATCGATCGTTATCTGAAGCATCAGAAGAAGGATAGAACCAAGTTACTTCACTAAACTCTGTGTTTACTCCAGCTACAACCTTGTCTCTTTGTTCAATATTAAAGTCTAAAAATACTTTGTCTCTGACTGTGCAAGGAAGTGTTTGTGTCTGACCAGCATAAACATAGAACGTATCAATGCCCATCCAGAATACAAAATCTTCCGTTGCCACCGCAGCATTTGGACTCATGATTGTAATGTTGTTTGACAGTTGTTGTAGACCAAAAGTAAATGGTGGACCGATAAAACGCATGGACGTAAGAGCAGTGTCAGTCCATACTAGTATCTCACGTTTTGTTTCTACGGCTTGCATAAAGGTAGAACCAGAACCTAACCTTAAACTACCTGCTGTGTTTGTGGCTAAAGGATACCATATCAAAGGATTCTCTTGAGTAGAGAATCTAATAAGCAACGGGTCTTGCACACCATCGCCATTTTCTTGCGTTGGCGTGCTCTCAACTATAACATCGTCTGCCCCAAAAGCTATGACATGACGGTCTCGATCAGAGACCATGACCTGTTTGCACTTTGTTGGCACGGAAAGTTTGGTTCCAGAAAGTGTGTTTAACTTTACTGCACGAGTAGTTAAATTGTTTGTTCTATCCCAATAATAAATTTGATCATCACGAGGATTGAGAAGCAGGTCTTCACCAAAGTTATCGTGAGACCACAACCGTATCTGTGTAGTTGTTGTTAGACCACCAGATGCAGCATCACCCCACCCAGAAAAATCGTCTGTTGAATTTGCATTTCCAGTTGCCAGTCGTACAACAGAACCGTCAACATGTGATTTGGCTGCGGTAGGTCCTAAAGTATTCACATTTGAAGTACCATCTGAATTTGTAGCCCCTGTGCCTGTGCCATCAAAACCTCGAATAACTGTTAAATTATTACTTGAAACATTTGTAACAAGCATTAATTCATCTTCAATTTGTATTACATCATTTATTGCAATCTGATGGCCCCCAGGGGCAGACGTTGTCACAGTAACCGTAGTAGCACTCGATGATAAAGTACCACCCTGATTTAAAGTTGTTTGCGCCGCCCCGTTGGTAACTCCATAATAAAGACCAGCACCCCAACCTGTACCGCCAACGGTTGTGTCTAGTCCTACGTTTATTTGATATGTAGCAATAGTAGGATGACTTAATGATGTAACGGTAAGGGTAGCATTGTTAGCGGGTGTACTACCACCCAACGAAGCACCGGGCAAAGTTATGGTGTCATTTACGTTATAACCAAGTCCGATTGACACAACAGAATCGACTGTATATGCCGCACTTCCATCTCTGGTTAAATCGAATGAAGCACCTGCACCAGAGCCGCTTGTTGCAGACTGAGTAACAGATGTGTGGCTAACAGAGACAAGCGAATTGATGGTGAAAGTTAAATCATTTGCTGGAGTCTTACCACCTAAACTGGTTCCAGCTATTGTCACTGTATCGTTAACAGCATAACCCGAACCAATTGCTGTAACAGCCACAGAGTAACCACCTATTAAATCAACGCCAACAGAAAACTCGGCGTTAGACCCACTGCCACTTGTACTTGTTTGCGTTACACCTGTGTAAATATTAACAGGACCAGTGGAAGTACCGGAAAGCTGAGTGATTGTAAGAACTAAATCATTAGCGGGTGAGGTGCCCCCTATCCCAGTGCCTGCGATGGTAATCGTATCACCGACAGCGTATCCAGAGCCAACTGTAGTAACGTCAACTGTATAGTTACCCTCTCCGTCTGTTACAACGGTGAACTGTGCATTTGACCCGCTACCACTTGTAGCTGTTTGAGTTTCACCTGTATGCGTTGCTGTTCCGACAGAAGCACCTTGAAGATGAGTTATTGTCAAGGTTAGGTCATGTGTTCCTTGTGTGCCGCCAATGTTTTGACCTTCAATTAATATTGTGTCTCCAACAGCGTACCCAGAACCAACATCTGTAACTGTTACAGTATAGTCCCCAGAACTAGCCACTACAGTAAATTCAGCACTGGTTCCAGAACCACTCGTGCTTGTTTGAACTACGTTGTTGGTGGTCGCACTTCCTGTAGAAGCACCAGATATAGTAAAATTACCAACACCTGTGCCGCTAGGGTTTGAGGAAGTAAACACTCCAACACCTGTAGCATTGGTTGTTACAGTCACGGCATTTATACCAGACGCTGCAACGGCTGTGCCTGATACTGAAACAGTGCCTACACCCTGTCCGCCTACACCTGTGTCAGAAGCAGTGGAGAATACAGCGGCTCCGGTAGTGGGATTTTTAGCAGTAATTTCATATGTATTTGCATTAACTACGTTATCAATTTGATACTCTTGATTTAGAACAGCAGCAGTTATGGTGCCCCCAAGACTTTCCGCGTTAGCAAAAGTTACAAAATCAGATTCACTAGCACCATGGGCTATATCTGTTACAGTTATTGTGCTTGAAAATGGATTAGATGTAACGGCTGAAAAAGTTACATCCCCTTGTGACGTTATAGAACGAACGGGGGTTATATCATTTAGCTGACCACCCTCTTCAATGTAATACTTAATATGTGAACCTAGTCCTAAGTAATTAGAACCATCCAAAGCAACCCAGTTATGCAAAGCACGAACTGTGCCTAAATAAGTGCTGCTCGTGTATTTTTGCCAGCCACCCATTTTTTCAGGATAACCAAACCGAAACCTAATTTTGTCACAGTCGCGCCAGCCTCCTTCGTTAGAATACGAAGTGACTTCTCTGTTTACACCGGGCTTAAACTGTAACTTAGTAAGGGGCATTCTATGAGATTCCTGTTACATCACCGTTAGTGTCAGCACCTGTTTGAGTTACTAAAAGACTACTTCTACGACTATTACTTGTGGACAAGTAAACAGTTGTCCAACCAGGTTGATGCCAAGTCATACTGCTTCCCAAAGTCATGTTGGTAGGTTTGATGTTTGATGCAAACCAAAAGTGACGTTGACCATTTATTATTTTAGAACCAAATCCAAAGTCTCTAATATCTCCACCATAATATCCCCCAACAGATGTATTTATAACATACTCTGATGTGTTAGTAATATCCAATTCACCCGAACCGTTAAGCGGAAAGATACCGGTGCAATCTACAGAACCACCGCCTTGGTCTGTATAATATAGCTCATTGTAAGTCCAACTTGCTGTAAATGTGTTACCAGAACGTGTAAGCTTACAGTTAAAATTACCATAACCACCATAATCGCTGTGATAAATATCAGGACCAGAGGCACCACCCTGACCACCTACAAAATCTATCTTTGCAGAGCCGTTACCAGAAAAAGTAGAGTTAAATGCTTCAGTGTTTGAACCTGACACAGAACCATTGTTTGTAACAGCAACCGTTACAGAACTTAAATTATTTATTCCGTATGCACCTGACCAAGTTATCGTACCGTTGTTAAGTATGGTCAGCGTTCCACTTGCACCAGATGGATACTTAATTGCGTCCACACCTTGAGTGCTCGAAACGGTAATACCATTATCTATAACCAATCTTTTGGGGTAGTCTACAGCATAATCATCCCCAAAGATTGTTGCTACATTCTGATCAGAATCATTAGAAGAAAACGTCTTTTGAAAACCCCGTTCTTGAGAATGAAAGTCTCCTAAAGAAATTGTAGTGCCTGTGGGCACATTAGCAGATAAATTTACACCGTTATTGTTCGATGCTTTTGCACGAACTAATGACCCACCTCTACGGTAGTCCGCAAATGAGATGGCTGTGTTGCTGCCCGTGTTATATTCGGTTCTAAGGTCAGCAAAACTTATAGCGTTTCCAGATGCTGGTAAAGCCATTACGGTGATCCAAAAGCTGTAATATTGTCAGAAGCAACCACGGCCCCTGTGCTAGATAATTTAAAAACTGTTACGTTATTGTATTTAAACAACAGATCATTATCGCCTGTGTCTAACACGATTTCCCACTTACTTGTACCAAACTTTATAGACTGGTTACCCATGAGGATATTGTTACCATTTGCATCTAAATCTGCGCCTAATTTTGGTAGCAAATCATTTACAAGTTCTGTGGACAGTGCACGAACATTTGCATTACCACCCGTTCCATCAGCATATATCCAAGCTGTGACACCAGAGGCAACAGTAACAGTTGAACCTGAACCGCCACCCTGTTGAAACTTAACGGATTGATTTCCTGTTGTAGCATTGTTTACAAGATAAAGTTTTGACTTATTGTTTGGGGCTATCGTTACGGTGTGTAAAGAACTTAAAGTTCCCGTGCAAAATAAAACTTTATAGTGTCCATTTGAGGGGGTTCCGTCTGTTGCTGTTAAAGTGCTTGAAGAGCCTGTTAAAATTAAATTAAAAAACCCAGATGAAACCCTGTCAATAATATCAAAGTTATTGTTTACGGTCTCGCCCCAAGAACCAGCTTGTTCACCAGAACCTGGTTTTTCAAGACCACTAGAAGCTGTAAAGGTACTTGCCATTTATACCACCTTATTTGTCCATGTTTCAGACGA